CTTTTTTTTCTTTATATTCTTTTTCATATTAAATCTTAGAATATCTATAAGTAGTTGTTATCTAAGGCATCTAAAAAGAATAATCCTTATCTGATTTAAATTTATAATCACATACTAAATATTTACCTCTTAATCTAGCTGGAAATGATGTATTATCGTCTATATCAAAATCATCCTATCTAGGAATGGGCATTCTATATGTGTCCTCTCTATAGTCAAACTATAAATCTTGGCCTTCTTTAGTTACATTCTGATGCTTGGTAGTAAATGTAGCTTTGTCAAGTACGTCTTGTCTTAATATTCTATTATTAGAATCTATAAAGTCCCCTTGGAATATTATATTGTCAAATACTTTAGTATACTGAGCATCTTTGTTAACTACTATTCTTAATCTGATGTCTTTATCAATATCGCCAAATCCACTGATATCTAATGAATTTATGATATAAAAATCACCGTTCTTTATAGTTACTGTCTTATCTGTAAATGGTAACGTAAAATCTGGATCAAATGTATACAAAGATGTAAATGCATTTAGTCTTTCATTATATATCAATGACTTATCGTACAAACAGAACCATACTTCGTCATACTTTTTATCATACAATGAATCAGCTCCTTTTGTTTTCTAGTCATACATTACATTTACATAAGATTGAACATTACATTCTTTGGATATGACATTCATTCCTTGACCTCCATACTTTAGTATTTCATTCTTATGAGAATCATACCAGTATATGTTACTACTAGAGTTTGTTATACTACGGTCATTTATGACATTTGAACCATTTAACGTACTAATATAATCGTATCTGTCCATTATACCTCCAGTACCTAGTACTAGTTGGCCGATGTTATTGTCTTGTATAAGAGACCTTTCATTTACAGATAGTACTCCAAATGCATTTTTCTACCAGAAATACAGTTTATTGAATATACTCTTTATGTTAGTTATTTCTCCGTACTGATAATCCACGTCTATAAAATCAGCAGGCTTGAATACAGACCAATTATCTACATTTTCATTCGTAGTTTTAGCCTGTGATACATAAACTCTATTTGCAGATTTTACATTAGCTTCACTATATAATCCTTCAGTGGTAAGCATCTTACCATTAGGAGTTACTGAATAAACGTCATTATATAAATAGAATGGTTTACTCTAAGAATGATAGGTTCCTAATTGTACTGGCTCTACCTACATATAAGCATCAACTGTATTTAAACCGGCATTGTAAGTTCTATTAGTCATTTCTCCCATAGAAAGTTTTAAGTTAATAGTACTTTCTAGTGGAATATATGCTCCAAAATAACGTTTGCCTTCTAACCATTCATTTACATCATTTCTCTAAAATATCATCTACGCTGGATAGTCAAGAATACCAATATAAGTATCTCCACCAAACGCATATACAGTAGAAGTATTTTTATCTCCGTAAGCTCCTATAGGAATGTAAACAGAATTACTTCTAGCTGAGTAGGTATTACCATTATATGGGGTTATTGGTTTTTTAGCATTTACTACTATTAGTGGGCAGTCACTGTCATACTATCCTTGATGAGTATAAGAGATAGGCTTTATTTCCCCTATATCATCATCAGATATTTGTAATATGAGGCATGGACCAGCTGGACCATATGTCATTACATCAGTATCTTTATTACCATAATTAAACTCACTAGTAGCCCAATTAGAATAAGTAATATCGCCAATATTCACTTTATACGGTTTTACTCCTCCGTTTAGTACTGCATTATACGGTATTATAGGGGGTAACTTTGCATCTGTTATATTCTATTCTTTTCCTACCAGTAGAGGAGTATTTGTTCTTACGTAAAATTTCTATATATATGCGCAGTAGTAATCAGCATTAAATATTTGAAATACTTGTGCAGAATTACTGCCTAAATCATATACTTTAGTTTGTTCTCTTGAAGTGCGTGTATACGATCCTTGAGGTAAATTATACGCATAACTACTTATTGCTACCCAATTCTTGATATTAGTTCCTTCAGTACTTAAACCTTCTGTATTAAATTCAGATAAAAGAAGCTATTGCTAGCTAATGTACATATTATCTTTGAACAAGGACTCCATTTTTTCCCCATTAAAACATACTTCGGGGGAAATAAATCTCCAGTATTTATCTGTGGTTTGGGATGTACTAATAATACTACTTACCTTTCCTCCTCTTTTTCCTACTAATAAATTTTTAAGTTTAGAATGTAGGAATGGCATAGGCCTATATTCATTAGTATCTTTAAGACTTTCTCCTCTACCTATTTCTCCAGTATCGTAAGTTTCTATAACTTTATAATTATGTATAGGAGTAATAACTCCCTATGATACAATAGTTCTATCTTTTTCCGTTCTATCACATCTTACTATCTCGTAAGATACAGCGTCAATGGGGAAATTCTTTATAGTAAATTTGATGCCCAATGGTTTAGATATCCAATTACTACTACGCGTACCCATTGTAGGAGCCTCATATAAAGTAGGTATCCTTATATCTCCTATCCATAATACAGGTGATGCTATAAATTTACTATTATAGAATACAATACCAAAACGATATACTTCGTCGCGTTGGTAACTTTTGAATAATGACGCTATAATAGGATCAGCATAATTTTTCTATCTGGTAGCATAAGGAATAGTTTTAGTAGTAATACTGGAACCATTTAATTCGTATATATCCATAGTTTTGAAATATTCTGATGAACATTCAAGGCCTACATTATTTTCTAATCCTCCTCCACTAAGAGGAGAAAAAGTCTCAGTTAGTTCTGTATTAATAAAACTATAAGATGTATTTAATCCGTTTCCACCAAGTTTTTTTCCTTCTCCATATATATAGTTTACAGACGAACTAGGAATAATTTCTCTTTTAGTATTATAAGGATTAATACAATCGTGATGTTTCGGAATTTTGCGCATAGTATCATAATCCGTAATACCGAAATATTCGTAGTCATCAGGGTTAGCAGTTTCAAGTCTAACATAACCATCATAGTTAGCTCTATATGCTCTAGCATCATATTCTACTAAATTATTATTATCTTCTATCATTGGAATCCAAGATGTTTCCGTGATATTAGATGCGAATAATCTATTTTGTAAAAAAGTAAGGCTTTTACATATAAAGGAATAACTTGTAAATGCATTAAATTCCTCCTAAGTCATAGTACTTAATACATTACCTCCAGTATCAGTATAACTTATGTAATCCACGTTAGTATCTATTTCTACATCATCTATTATAGAGTAAGTGGGAATAGTATTGTTATCCTCATAAAAAATGCGTACAATAGAGCATCTACTAAAATCTTTAGTATCTAATTTTGCTCGCATAGTACACCCTTTTCCAGTATAGGAACCTTTTTGAGACCCTTTGTGATTACTTAATGAGGAACTAATTTCAGAAGCATCTAAGTGTACCAAATTACTTAAACTAGATAGAGAAGTCTGCTGGGAATGTTTATTGTACAGTCTATAACAATACTGTACCATACCTGCTTGGAAGTTACCAGATACTATCTCTGTAACCTCAAATGGAGGTAGTACAGCATTAGGGATTATATCAATACTATCTGAATTAAGTATATTTCCATCAGCGTCCAATAATGGGTTATCTACATTAGGGATCTTAACGTATTTATCATCCATTATATTGATAACCTTTATCGTAGAGTTACCATCTGTAAAATAGCACCTAATATTAGATGCTGTTTCATAATTCAATACTATACTAAGTTGATTTGAATTAGAATCTTCACACAGTTTTAATTTACCTTGTAGTACTATTGTACTATCTAGATTAGGAGAATTAAAGTTTGATATACGATAAACCTTATTGTAGCCATCTTTTAATTTAGTAAATACTACAGCTATGTCATTTATAGTAGACGTACCTATTACTTCTTCTGTAGCTTTTATATTGAAGTTATACTTCTTAGCTCCTTCTACACTTTGTAATACTCCAGTAGTGCCCTAATCATCTGTAATTATACGAACATCCTATCCATACCTATATTTATTATTAGGTAATAGAGTAGTATCCGTATCTGTATCCATACCCGCAATAAACGTATTTATTTGAGCTGTATTACTAATCATAATCTATTCTAATTATATACATTCTATTCATCTCCTGTAGTAGAGAAGAATGTATCGTGGTCATCAAATTCAGGATATAATTTAGTCCAAGTGTTCTTAATACTTTCAATATCGTCTACTCCAGGCATCATTGCCTCTGCATATGCCTGCTTACGATAGAAGTTGTAAGAATTACGTATGTCATAATAATCTCCTTGACTTATCTATCCCTTTAATTTCTTAGGGTACATCAACTTCATAGTTACATACCAGAATATAGCCTCTTTATATGATTCAATATCTGGTATCATTGGCATACCTTCACTATCTGTGAATATTGCATAGTAGGATATCTTAACAAAACCACAAGGTATATTAGTCATAATATAGCCAGGTTTAGTCATATACTATAACTCATTACTGAACATAGTGCCATCTCTATGTCCTACTGTACCATTGGTATACTACCCATTTACTGTACCTACTGTCCATTGATTAAGTAATATACTTAATGTCTATCTTAAGCTAGTATCTTCATTTAGTTTCTGTAATGCTTCTGCATCACTAGTAAGATTAAACATATTCTTCACTAATGGAAATAATTCAGTATCGTGTATTAACATACAAGGTTTACCACAACCATTATCGTGAAATACTCCAAAGCTAGATGTACTCTTTCTCATTGGAAGCCATCCACCGTTATCCTAAAATGAAAATGCCACTTGACCTAATTTATACAAATCACAAGGTAGAGATACTTGATGATTTACTACAGGTAATACTACTACTTTATGATCATACTGTTGTATAGCTCCTATCTTAAGTATAGCTTCTGCCATCCATTCTCGGATATCAGTTATCTTAATTTGATCTTCCTTTAAATCTAGATCCGCTATAATCTTAGCTATAACAGATTTAGAACTAATCATTCTATTGTTTATCATATTTATACTTCAGGATAGTCTTTTAACTTATTCTTTATTATCTATGCCAGATCTCTTTTATTTTGCCTACAAGCTACAAACTAATACATACTTTTATTAGTGAGTAAGCAGTCCTTCTTTGACCAATAGAATCTATACTTAAAGAACCCACTGTGTTCATTTAATAGATATACTGGCTTACCTAATTCTTTAGTAGCCTTCCAGTCCCATCTTAGGCTCTTACCTGTAAACTCTTTAGGCTAATGTTTAACTATTGATAGATTACCCAATCTGCATGGCAACTTGAATTCTTTACAATTATACATTATCTCATCTCTAATGTATTTAAAGTAATCAGTTACAATAGCTTTAAACGTCTTTAAATCTACATCATACTGAGTATTAGGTTCTATGTATTCTTTATAGCTTATATAGTAATCAGCAATAGTATAACACTTTCTATCATACGTTAGTCTTTCTCTCATTTCTTACTATATAAGTTTTGTGTATCATCTTTAGAATCATTAGTAGTATCACTAGGTTGAACTAGCAAGATTCTCAATTCTCTCTCTAATATCATTTGTACTATAGTTGGAACCATTGCTGCTGGTATCGGGTATTCGTCATCAGGATTATAACAAGGTATATCTTTAGTAGGATCCTCAAGTATTACATCTATACTTATGTATTCTAATTGATTAGAATCACCTTCTACGTATATTTTATTATTCTTAACCCAAGCAATATAATCTTTACATGTAGCCTTTCTGTATCTCTACAATTTGGCTTTAGTATAACTGCCCAATTGAATAAGATTACCAAACATATCTCGTACTGCTAGTACTCCTGGTTTATACTTAAAATTAATCAAAGTAGGTAGTTCCTTATCTCCTACATATACAAACTTATTAGGAACTGTTTGTACTCTGTCTAAGTGGATTGGTTCTAATGTAGAGACATACGCTTCATCTACATCATATCCTTTGTCTATAGCCTACTTTATTAACATAGCTCTGTAATACTTAATCCACAACTCAATCTGATGTTTGGATAACTTCTCAGATTCAGTTATATTGTTATTACGAGCTATCTGTAACACATTGTCAATAATATTATTTAGACTCATATTTATTTCATTAACGTTAATACATCCTAAAACGCATTTTAAAGCGTTTTGAGACACTTTATGTGTTTGCCTTTACAATCCCTTAGTATAACTAATAGCGCTTCCTGTACAGTCTTAAAACAAAAAAAGGTTGACCTTATTGATCAACCTTATCCATTACATCTTGCATATCCTATGGTAGCATCTATTTCATTGGAGGTGGAACCATTTGACTTGCTTGTTTAATTACTTTCTTTAACTCATCTATTTCTTTCTATAAAGCATCTATCTTCGACTCCTCTTTATTATCTTCTTCAGTACCAAGTTTATCTAGCAATGTTTGACATTTTCTCATCTCTTCATCACACTTGGCAATTGATTCTTTTTGAGCTTTGTATGAATTATACTGATTTCTAATAATACTAACTATTTCAGATTTATCTGTAGAAATAGTAAGACCTATACTAGTATCAGTTATTACTGATCTATCTTCAGGTATAGTAAACTTCTTAGATTCTCCATTACATTGTATTACTATATCTATTACTTTCTTACGAGGTTGATTAGGCATTGGGAACTACCCTTGTGGTAGTGGTTCATCGTATATCTTAGATGCCGATATAACTCTACCTATATTATACTCGGTATTCTTTTTAAACGTCCCTACAACTTCTATAATGTAGACGTTATCACCAGGTTTTAATTGATTGAATAGCATATTGTTAAGATTAAAAGGGCTCAATTAAGAGCCCTTAGTTATTTATTAAGCTGCAGGAGTAACAATGTGATTTACTATTTGGAAGATTCCGTTATTCTTATTGTAGTATACAAAGTATCTGTTGCCATTTGATACTTCTTCAGTAGGCATCTAATCACCAGAACCATTAATCAATGGTTTAGCTCCACTAGATGTATTACTAGAAGTAGTCGAACTACTAGACCTAGTAGGATCAATACTAACTAATGCACCAGCAGGTATAGTAGACGATGGTACGTGTGTTACATTTAGTAAGAAGATACCTTCACATGGCAATTGTCTCCATATTTTAGGACATATACCATATGTTACACTGCTATTTTCTACATCAGATGTAACATAGATAGTTCTAATTACTGGTATACCAAAATTATCTACAGTTCTTACTCTATTATTAAACATGTAAGGATTGAAAGGATAAAACATAATTACCTCCTTTCTTAGCAATTACAGCCTTCGCCGTATCCATATCCGTATCCTGAGAACCCACCATTACATCCAAAAGGATTACATGTCAGATATGCAGGAACCGGACAAGGTCTGATCTGATTAACGATATTAGCTGTTTGAGCCTATTGAGAAGCAGACAACTGATAAGCTTGCTTTTCATCACGAAGAGCTTCAATCTTATTCTGCATTTCACGCATTTCTAACTGACAGAATTTGTCATTGATAATCTGAGTCTGAGCATCAATCTTAGCGCCTATAACGTTAAATTTGACAGCATTGTCAGACATTAAACTATTGAAACCAGAGGTTATTGCATTCTGCAAAGTATTAGTCTGGTTGCAGTTTGCTAACTGGTTCTCATAACCCATTCTAGTTATATTGTTATTTATGCCACATACTTCTTGTCTTAGATCGCAGCAGCAGCTAGCTAACTGAGAAGCCAAAGAAGCATTACCAGAAGTAATAGCATTGATTACTTCACAGCTTGCAAGTTTGGTATCACAAGATATCTGACTTACTCCACTATTGATAGTATTCAAAGCGGTCTGAACAGAGTTGATATCACAGTTCAAAGTTGTAGCAAGGTTATTAATAGCGTCTTTGTTACCATTGATAGCCTACATCAACAGGTTAGTATTAGCATCAGTATTCAATTCAGAAGCCAAAGCACCTGCATTGCGACCACCGAAACCAAAACCATTACCACCCCAACAGAAGAACAGCAATATGATCCAGATCCACCACCAGCCGCCGTTACCACCCATGACGTTGTTATTCATCATAGCCATTAAAGCTGCGGGGTCCATATTACCTCTATTAGCATTTTGCATTAAAGCAGCAAGACCAGCGTCAATACCACGATCTTGCACGATAATTCTATCTTCTAACATAATTGATTTATTTTATAAATTTGATTTTAATTAGTATCTAACGTAACGAATAGCTTTACGCTTGTATTCATAAGGATCATAATCGTGATCATGTTCATGTTCGTATTCGTGTTCACGTCTATCATAGTCATCCCTATCATACATGTGACGTCTTCCAAACATTCCCATTCGTCTACCACCTCTACGATAACGACCAAATTCTTCGTCTTCTTCGTCGTCTTCGTATTTGTACATTTCTTTTTCGTAGCATTCCATTTCAGCTTCTCTGACTTTATCACACATTACGTATACATAGTAATACCACATCTTGCCTTCATCTATGTCTTTATCATTTAGCCAAGCTTTGGCAAACTCAACATAGTTCTTAGTATTATTAGAACCAGTGATATTAATGATTACTTTGTAATAGTCAGAATAAATCATATTTAATGCTACGAACCAATCATATCGATTGAACTTACTTCCTAAAGTAATTCCATACTGACTGGCTAATGTAGTGGTTTCCTCTATAGACCAATGCGGTCCACGAGTACCATCCTCATTTTCCATCTTCATTACAGCTTTACGAGCGTGCTCCTCATTGAAGTGTGGACCATGTTCTTTCTCATAAGCTTTAATATGAAATATTCTATGCATATTATTATTGATTAATATTGTTTTGAATATGTTATTTGTCGGGAATTTCTATTACCCGTGTATCCGTTACTTTGATCAACGGATTGCTATTTACTATCTGGTAATTTTTGATATGTATTTTCTTAAAGTCAAAGTGAAAGAATCTAACTAGCCAGTTCTTATAAGTATTCTTATATTCTTTGTTCTCTGTTACGAATATTGTCTACTAGTTTTTTATATCTATTTTGGCTGTTAGGATTGAATCCTTTCTACTAACTATGATAGTTGTTAAGTCATTGAGTTTTAACTCTTTATCGAAGTCTATTAACTTCTCTTTAATTACTGTTTTCACAGAATCCTTAATCTCAGTATTGATTACACTTACATTGGTTAGATTCTTATCTTTGACTTTATTTTCTTTCTTAACCTAGTTTATATATTGTACCAGGCTATCCTTACTATAATTAAGTTCATTAATAGTAAGTTGTAATACTCTGTTGTGTGCTTCTTTATCTGTAGCTATACTTTCGTAAGCTCTGATATTGTTAGTTATTCTGTCTATCTCTTTATTCTTCTTATTTAACTAATTGTTCTAAAACAAAATAGTCGCAATAAGTAAACTAACGAAACCTACTGCGACTATTCTGATATTATTACTGAACCAATTAATTAACTTTACTATTATTGGTATCATCTGATAGTTCTTCATCTAATTCGACATCTAAAATCTGTTCCCCTTTCTTCTTTACTGCCTTCCTAAGTACATTCCATATTGTCCATTTAGGATGTAACTTACCTAGATGTTCTAGTAAAGAAAAGAACTCTACGAGAGCGATAGCACCAGCTATAAACTCTATAGCATGCAAATCAATAGAAGTTACTATAAACTTCTCAATAGTAAATGCTCCACAAATAGCTACTATAGCATCTCTGAGTTTGTAGAATATCTTTGACGTTAATCTCTTAGAACGAGCAAAAAACTCGTCATCTTTGAACTTCTTATTTACCTTACACTCATATATAGTGTTGACTACTATGACACCTGCTAGAGCCATTATAGGAACATATACCGGTGAATATAGCGAAATTAATCCACCTATAGCAGCGGAAAGAAACTTTTCTGCACTGCTAAACATGTTCTTAAATATCGGCATTGTGTATTCTCCTAACTGATAATAATTCATAGATAGTAACTGATAAGTGTAACCAAAAAGTCCTTGTTGATTTGAAAAGGGGTTAAAATCAGCAAGGACTCTGAAAATTGTTCGAGATTATATTTAATATAACGTATAGGGTATTATTATGTTCCTGTTATTGAATAGTTACTAGTAACATCTAATAGCGCTTCTTACTTACTATAATGAGGCTATTTTATTCTCTAATAGAGTAACTCTATCTTCTAGCTATTTAACATATTTAGATACAGATAAAGCACATACAGTTCCTAGTACTCCATAGTTTAAAGATAGATATTCGTCATTATCTTTAGTAACAACCTAAGGTAATTTATCAAGCCAGTAATGAGCATTGGTACCTACTCTTACTATTTCTTTTTCATCTAGTGCCTTGTTTTATTCCATTCATATTATCCTACAATTAAATAAAGAGTATTAGATGATTTGGATGATGCATCATATTGTGCCTAAGTACAAGATACTATATGAAAGCCATCTACTGTATCAGCATTATAACTAGTAGATCCTGCAGGCCCTTGTGGACCCTAATCTCCTTTGTCACCTTTTGGCCCTTGTGGACCCTAATCTCCTTTGTCACCTTTTGGCCCTTGTGGACCTCGTGATCCGGTTGCTCCTGTATCACCTTTACTTCCAGTGTCTCCCTTAGCTCCCTTATCTCCTTTCAGATTAGCAGAAGATGTACCTGAAGCAGATGTAACAGTAAGAGTAGTACCATTCCATGAATGTGTACAAGATACTCCATCTGTACCTCTATCACCCTTATCACCTTTACTTCCAGTATCTCCCTTAGCTCCTTGAATTCCTTGTGCACCTTGTACTCCTTTAAGATTCTTAAAGTTAAAAGTAAACGTTCTAGCTTGTGCAGTCCCCCCCATAGTTACAGTAACTGCTGGAGTACCTACATTAGAATCTATAGTAGCTGTTACATCTGTAATAGAAGCACTTGCTCCATCAGTACCACGTTCCCCCTAAGGACCTTGAGGACCTTCTTGACTAGAAATCAAAGAACTACCTACGAATAAACCTGCATCTGCATTCTATGCTAACGTTGTCATAATTAATTAAATTTATACAGTTGGAACTTCAGGTGTTTCAAGTGCTGTTACTCTATCAGTCAAAGCATTAATTAAATTCATTAACTGTTTACCTTGAGCTGCAGATAGAGCCTCTACTATAGAGTCAGAAGTAAGAGTATTATTTACAGTTACCTTAGCAGCATTTACAATATCTGTAGTTTCTTGCTTAGTATATACTGTTTCACTATCTGCTTTAGTAGCTAATGCAGTTACTAAGTTCTACTCAGCTTGTGTAGCTCTACTAATCTCAGCATTAAGGTTACTCTTGATCTGATTAATCTATTCAGTCTAATCAGTATTGTCACTATTGTTAATAGGTATCCACATGCCATTAGTATTACTCTTTATGACATTACCTGAACTATCTGCAGATAAATCAATCCAATATGCTACTTCAGTTGGATTAGGAGCATACTTAGATGCTACAAAATTAATATTTTCTTGTCTTATCATAATATTTCTTCGTTTTTATTCCATTCTTCATTATTCAGGATGTTACCAAGTTCTCTACTGTTATGTTCGTAAACCGTTAGTTTATCCTCATCAGTCAACACAGGATACACAAAGTCATAATGAAGAATAACCTTACTTCCGTTCACACTTTTACGCGCATGCTCAGGTACTACTATTCCCTTTTGCAAGCACCATTCTACTGTTACAATTACATATTTCATCTGTTTAATCTTTTAGTCCAAATTTCATTTAACTTTATCTTCTCTTGCTCTATTTCATCAGGAGTGAGAGATTTATCGTAGAGGGCGAAGTAGTAGATAGCACCATACAGATAATGATTATCATTCTTCCTGGTATTCCCTAAATATAATATATCAGTATCTGTTCCTGTTCCTTTTGTTATATTAGTTCCATTATAGGATGTACTCGTCTGATATGATATCGAATCAGATTTTTCTACTAATATTGAAGATAAAGTACCAAACGAACGGCATTGATCATTTGTACTATTTTTAAGAAATTCAAAAATGAAAGCACCAGTATCATAAGATAAACTCTTAGAAGCTACTACTGTTTCATTATCATTTTGTTTATCCCAAATCTGTCTCCTACATATCACTGTATAATCCGTTTGTATCGGTATATTGTCACATACAGCATAATCATCTACATCATCGAATACAAGAGAACCTGCGTTGTCGGGAAGAAGTTCAATTATTAATGGATTCTGTTTATCAGCTAATATTTTTTGATAAAATCCTATGTAGCCTTCTCCCGTAGAAATATCACTATAAGTACTGGCTGGAACAGTGTATGTTCCATCTTCTTGAAACTCTACAAAATTTCTTGTTGTAGCATCTTGGAAATAATAATATCTAATAGGCTCACTACCAATATTAGTTAATCTAACTTTAAGAGGATCCATTCTTACATTTGAAGTGCGAATAATCCAAGTAATAGTATCTGTATTAACTGTTCCACAAACTACTTTAGCAGCTGTATATGTACCATATACAGCTTTCCAAGAATTAAAATTTGTAGCATACTTTCCAAATCCACTACTTCCAGCAAACGCAAAGTTCTTCAGTACAAGTTCATGCTCCTTGTAACCCTTTATCGAAGCAGGAGGATTATCATTGCTGTATCCTGACATAAACCAAGCGTCAACTAAATGGCTATCAAGATAGACTTGATTACTAGGTATTAACCATTCTCCTAATACTACTGCACCTTCATCTGTATACTGACTGATACGTATGTGTTTACCTGCATAGTCACTAAAGTCTACCTATTTAGTATCCTTAATTATCACAGATGACGCAGAGCCATCAACTACATCAATGAGTAATTGTCCAGTATACACTGCTGGTTCTACATATGAATCTCCCTTCTCTATATGATACAATGAAGGAAATACAAAGTATGCTTGAGGATTTATATATACAGGTTGATATAATATAGTTCTCATAAAGCTAATACTTGTTTACGTAATCTCCCTTCTCTATATGATACATGAATCCAAGAGAAATCAGATTCATTAATTAACTGATCAAATGGAAGATTATCTTTAATATACTCAAATAACTTCTTATTCTCTTCTTTACTGCCTGCAGTAATATCAGCTGCTTCTCCATATAAGTGCTAACTGTTATTAGCTTTACTGCCTACGGCTTTATTTAAGGCCTCACAACGATATCCTGAGTTAACTCTGATAGGTTTACCATACCATTCCCTTAAAGGGTCTAGAATAGCCTCTATTAGCTTCTACAGTTTAGCTAAGATCTCCTATGAAGGAGTATTATCTATATCTTTTGCTTTTGCAGTAGAAGACTCGGTCATCTCTTCAATTGTAAAGTGTTTCATTCTTTTTGTTGTTTTCTATTATTATTAGATAAATCGTCCATCATATTACCTAATAAATCCGCAGCCAAGTTCATACCGAATTGTTTAGAGTCATTATCAATCTCACTGACTTTAACATTAATCTAGAGTAATAACATATATATCTACTCTAGTAATTCTCTATCTGACATATGAACTAAGTACGGATTCATCTTTATTTAAAAGTATAATTGTAATTATATTATTGTGCAGAGATAATTATCATAACACCATCATCACTATCTAGATCTACTGGAATAGGATTACCCGCTATCATATAAGTCATAGGAAGTAGCACTGTATCAGAGAAAATATGTATATAAACATTTTCTGTAGTTACCATATTTAAAAAATGGTTTCTACTAGTATTTATAAACCATACTGAATTAGCATCAACAGTTTCTTCAAGGACGTCATCCAAAATAAAATTTACAGGATGATTATTAGTGTTAATATAAAGTATAATACTGTTATTATCCATAACGTTTTCCAAACTATCTTTAGAGAACGTCAACCCCCCCCCAGTTGCTAGCTGCCGAGGAATATTTTACCTATGTTCTGTGAACCTAATTTAGTTTCTTCCATAATTTTACCGTTGCATTATATATTCATATATATCACCGTCAAATATAAACTGATAAGTAGCAGATGAACCCGGACTAACATCACTACGGCTACTTAAATATTTAGGATTTGCCATTCCAGCTACAATACAATAATTTCCTTCATTTCTAATATAGCCATATCCAACATTCACATTCTGATATAGATCACAATCAACCGTCTAATCAAATGCATTAAACTTAAATCTATACTTAGATGTACCTACATTAATACCATTCATAATACTTATACTTATTTAGTTACTGCATACATTGTACTAGCATCCTTAGGATATAATGCTGCATAATCTGTGGATGATATCTTTGTTATAGTATTTAAATTATCAGAGGTAATAATATCCTTAACCTCAAATAAATAATCCTAGCCTGATGTAATACCATCATTCATAATCAACTATTTAAGACTTTGAGAACTGTTACAACTATAGATAAAGCTGACAATATTGTCATCTGAATTGTATAAACCTGTGAAATTTATATACACACCCGAATAGCTAGAGTTATCATAAATAAATCTATTAGGATTTTTACCAGCTAAGGTATCATTTACAAAAGTGTTCAAGTTAGTACCTAAAACTTTATTTATATAGTTTTCTACGGTCACCTAATCCGTAATCCTTTTATTTGAAATAAGGAGGTCAATAGCTTCACTGCTGCTCTCTACCTTTAACTTACCATTATTTATTTCATTCTATACAACAGTAACAGTTAAATTACTGCTAATAGTAATAGATACCATAATATGATTAGTAGGATTAAGCTCAACTGTATAGAACAGTACAATACTACTAGGATCAGAACTCTATACACTAGCAGGAACATATGATCCATCTACTGTATATTGATACAATCCATTAGGAACCATTACAATCTTATTAGCTTGAACAGAAGCTTGTAAGTTGTCATAGTCCTGTTGAGTAATCTTTTTAGAAGCTGTATCTAATGTAGGAGAGAATAAGAATACTTCTTGTGTATCACTACCCCCTCCTGTTATTTCTGTCCATTGTCCATTATTACGACCGTATGTCTTACTATTTTTAGGGGCTTCTTCGATATATGCATATATAGGTAATGAAGAATAACGAACACTGCCCTGTAATTCATCAGATTCATACTGATAAGTGATACTACCTACAATGTTCACCATATAAAGATACACATTAAGACTGTATTCTTTACGACCAGTATCAATAATAGAAGCATCAAGTTGTATTATAACATTATTAGCACTTCCACTATCTACAAACCTACCGAATCCTATTCCTCCATTTTCGACTACCTATTTTACATAATTGATATAAGCTTGAGCTCCACCAAAAGCGGCCAAGATATCTTCAGAAGTAGAACTATCGGAAAGCTATAATACTGCCATAGGAACCTCTATTATATATTGATCAGACCCTCCTCCACCAGATCCACCTATTTCCTTCCAGTTGTTTATATTCGTAAAGTCAGATGAAGTAAGCTGATATATCTTGCCCAATCTATCTCTACATACAGTATTCATTCCTTCGTATGCCCATATACCACCGTCAGCATCTGTCCAAGTTTCTGCTTTAGTGAGATCCGCATACGTTGGTATGCGGTCTCTGGAGTCTAATGGTGCGTCTTTCTTTACTTCTAGATTACCACTAAAATTAAATGTTCCTTGTTCTTTCATAATTATGCAAATGTAATTTTAAATGAAGATGAACCATTAGTTCCATCATTACGAGTATATACTTTATATTCTACTTCGGTACCTTGTACATCTATATTTTCAGTAGTAATAGTAAACTTACTTACATCATACGTTTCATAGTTTCCACTTAACGTATTCAACAAAGTGATCTTATTAACACTGAACTTAGAAGGTATCTTAAATGCATGTTTAGTAGTAGAAGTCTCAGCTACAAATGTTACATCAAGAGTCTTATTTGTAGTTAGAGGCAACTTGGTAAATGCAGTTATATTGTCTTTATTAGTAAAATATGGATACACACCTGTTACTTTTAATGTCTTAGTATTAGACGGTTTATTACTTGTTTTAGTTACTTCAATCTTAGCTTCAGTCTTATGATTAGCATCAGTCTTACCAAGATTACTACAAGCATAATATACTGGCATTTCTGCAAACTTACAAGAGTATTCAGTTCCTGTAGTTTCTACTACTACATTATTATCACCTTCTATAGCATTAAATGTAATAGACGGCAATGTAACCTAAGTAGGATCAGTATTAGGATCAGCTTCAACTGCAGTCTGATTAGCAATCTTTCTACTCAAAGTATATTCACTACCAGCACTTATTATATCTTTTGCGAAAACAATTATAGTATCGTCACTGCTGTCTTTAGTATCATCGTCAGCTATACTGTAACCATAAGTAAGACCGCTATATTGACGATGAGAAGTACTAGGACTAGATGACCCGATCTTTATATCTGATACTGTTACAACTGTACCAACTTCAACTAAGCCACTCTTATTGAGCGAGAATGTAGGAGCAGACATAAATGCACTAATATTACCTTCTTTAAATGAAATATTGGTAGGCCACATTTCTTTAGTAAATAAAGACATCAATAGATCTTGAACACTAGTATCAGGACTAATAGTAGTAATACCAGCGTCATTAAGTAAGTTAGCTAATGGTCCACCTGCTACAGGTATTTCAGTAGTAGTCTTTACTGTTTCAGTAGTATCTTCTACTATTTCAATAGTCTTATATGTACCATTATCTGCTAAGTATTTAGAGCCATCTCCATCAGTAAGTACTTTATCTAGTTTAGTCTTATCAGCACCACTCATTACACCAGCTGTACTAGTAGTTGCAGAAGATATGGTAACACTAGCGTTCTTATCAGTTTCATACTGATTATTGCTGTCATTCTTACTTACATATCTAAACGGTATAGTTACTTGAGCATCATTTGCTGTTATACTGTCTATATACCTCATTACAGCACTAGGCATTGCATTCAAAGCGTCTCTATTAGCTTTACCTTTATCACCAGGATATGCAGTACTAGATGTTTCACCCAATGCAAGGGATGAAGATATCTCAATATATTGACTACCTGACCATCTATATGTAAGATTAGTATCAAGTGTTACATATATCTTTCCTTCTTCACCAGTTTCAGGAAGATCATCAAATGTTACTACTTCTATGACATCATCCACATATGCAGGCAATTGAGATGAAGGTACTAAACCATTTTCATCCAAAGATGCAAATCCGTTAGCTTTACCTTTAGTAGCTACAAATGTGTCATGCTTAGATTCTAATGCATCAATATTACTCTGCAGTTTAGTATCCAATGCTTCATCTGCTGCCATTCTATCTTGAGTTTCTTTCTGTATAGCTGCATTAGAAGATGTTTCTAAAGCAGAGATAGCATCTTTTCTATCTTGTACTTCTTGTGCAATCTAATTAGGTAAAGTAACATCAAGCTTAACTTTGTCTGCAGCAGTCATTACACCAGCAAGTTCTTGTGTAGCAGCAGGTATATCTTTTCTTAGATTTCCAGCAGGCTGATATATACCATCTGTTACTCTACTAATAGAATGGCTAATTGTAACCTTATCAGCAGCTGGAATAATATTACCACTTTCTGTAAAATGTACCTCTGGAATTGAATCAAATAGTTTCTTATCTGCAGCACTTTGAACACCAGCTTTATCAGCAGTAGAAGTAGGTATAGTCAAAGTATCTTGTTCTACAGAGCCATCTTCTACAACAGTCTTACTAGTAGCAATCTGTATTACACTCTCTGTAGCTGTAATTTCATCTACCTCAAAGTTGGCTGAATTAATTCTATCTAATTCTTCCTTATCTTTGGCAGCCATTACACCTGCTAAAGTACTAGTAGCTGCATTTATAGTAATGGATAGATTACCAGCGGGAGCGTGTACTCCATCTTGTTTTCTAGATACTGAATGCACTAAGGTAACGTCATTAGCAGTAGGATTTACTTGATTGACTTTGCTAGTAATAATATCTGTAGGGATAGAATCTACATATTTCTTATCAGCTGCAGTCAATAACCCAGCCTCTGTATCAGTAGCAGTTCTTAAAGTAAAGTAATCCTTTGCAATCTATTCGTATGTACCATCCTCTTTTCTCTGATACTTTTGGTAGTCAACCATATTAGTGTCAGCAGTCTTACGTACTTCTGCATCTACATTGCAAAGGAAAGTATCGGGTAGACTATCTAATACTTCTCTATTATGAGCGCCTTTACCTCCATCGTAAGCAGTACCTTCGATTTCACCAATAATCAAAGGGCCACCATCATTTACAGGAACCCATAGAGAACCAGACCATCTAAACTGATATGCTGGTTGTCCTGTGGTAATATTTACGTATATCTTACCGGTTTCCCCTTTTACTGCTTTAATGTGTTGTTCGTCTTCGTATAGTTTTATGTTGGTTAATTCTCCAATAGGGGATACATCGTATGTAGCGTATACTTCGATTATATCATCTACATATGAAGGTAAGATGAAAGTCTGCGTTGTTTTATCCCATCTATATAACGCATTATCTTTTCCATTTTCTATAGGAGTAAGCATTACATACAATTGAGTACTTGACGGATCTGAAGACTCATATTTACCTTCTCCTACATATACATACAATTTCTTGTCATCAGTACAAAAGTATACATCCCCAACATTTGAATGTATATATTGCAACTCATTTGCATTATGTATATGCTTTTTAATATTTACTAAACTCTGCAAACTTAATTCCTGATCTGTAATTCCCTGAAAGTAATCTATGATGCCTTTCATGTTAAGTTTACCGTTTTCAAGCTAATCCTGGAAAGGAATCATTTCCTCTCCAGTTAGCTTGTCACGATGCATGAGTTCACTTATTTTAACTCCTTTTACTATCATTTCGATTCGTCTTCTTTAAGTTCTTCTACTTCTACTTTTTCTTTAGTTGCTTCGAGAAAAGCTTCGATAAAAGCAGGCTTACAGTATTGATTTATGTACTTCTTTAGTATTTCTAATTCTTCATTAGTGAGTTCTACTTCACTAGTTGAATTGTAGATTTTAAAGGCTAAAGCGTGGTCTTTAATGCCACTACCTACTTCATAAATCATTTCACTTATTTGTTCTCTAACATCAATACAGACTTTATTAGTTTTCTTAATATCTGTATATACTTCCAGTTGTGCAAAATTTATTTTCATATAGCGTATTCTTTAATGAATTTTAAGTCAGTTCCTTCTATATTGTAAAAACTCAAAGCTCTTCCACTTAACTCTACTCTACGCTTTTCTTTATAGCTATGAATTTTAATTCCATATCTAGGATCTAACTCTATATAATCAGCATACCACGGACTCCCTCCAACAGTGCTACTATTATACCCGTCATAATAAAGAGTATAAAATAATCTAAGTAAAGACTTATTACCATCGTACGTTAACGAAGCAGACATCCTATTATCTTCTCCTCTTAACTTCAAGTCTCTAGTAGAATTATCTATTATTAAAGCCTTACCAGTATCACTACCTACTAGAATAGAGCCCTTAAATGTTCCAGATGTAGCGTATACTTCTCCAGTAAAAGATCCACTTGTAGCATAGACAGTACCTTCAATGTACGCATCTCTAGCGTATAACTTACCATCCTATGTAACTCTAAATGGAGCATTTCCTCTATTCTCCTCAGTAGCACCAGCCCATATTCTAATTGCAGATCCATTATTACCACCTGCTCCAGTAATACCAGCTACTACTGTAAAGTTATTAGTACCAGATTCATATCCTACTCTGACTGCATTACCACTTACAAAGTCTAATTTAGCATCTTTAGCGATAATTAAATCTGTATAGATACTTTCTACATTAGTAGTAAATTCTTCCCAATAAGCAGCTCCACCAGAAGTACCAGGAGCATTACTATCATTAGATATATGTGGAGCAACAGTATATATACATTTGTATACTTTATAACCAGTAGCTGCACCGAAGTCTCTTACAAGTACAATGTCTAAATAACGTATCTTAGATACTGATTGAGGAACGTCTTGATCATTACGATATTCTCTGTTAGGTTTCCATTCTGATCTACGAATAATTAAACCATCAGCTCCATCAGCTCCATCAGATCCATTAGAACCAGGAATACCCTAATCCCCTTGTTCTCCCTTAGTCTTACTCCATTTATAGTCAGCCGGATTAGTACTATCGTTAACATTTAAGTCAGTAAGTAGGCCTAACCAATCACCAGGATCCTCACCATTATTACCTGTAAATGTACGACCACCATCGTTAGAATATTTTATATGTAGATAATAAGTCTTACCGTCTATACCTATACCTGGTATACCTTGCTCTCCTTTTTCACCCTGTACACCTTGGAATCTAGCCCAAGTATAATCTGCAGGATTATTACTATCTGCATAGTTAAAGTCTACATAAGTACCAATGTATACATCCGGAGTTTCAGTCATTTGACTAGCTGTAGGATTTTCTACAGGTGAGTATTTGATATGGAAATAAGATATTTCACCTTTATCACCTTTAGATACCTATTCCAACCAGTTAGTACTAGAACTACTAGGTTTGTCATCTGCTCCATTAGGATTGATACATAACCACAAGTAACCCTCTACACTTACTCTATCATAATAATCATAATGAGTATCTGGTTCCCATGCACCACAATCATTTGCTACTCTTACTTCATCCCCATTTGGCTTTACTTGAGTAATAGTACCAGTGAAATATACTGAGTTAAGGTATGCTGAATAACCAGTCATTTCATAGCCAAATACATTAAGATTACTTAAGTCACCAAATTGCATTGCTATGTTTCTAGCTCCTTGATCCCACGTATTTTGTTTTACTAAATAACGTGTATAAGTACGAGTTGAATAACAAGATGTTTGACGATCTACATTAGTCTTATTTCCATATCCTACGAAAGTCATTTGAGCACAAGGATGATATGTCATACGCCAGTACTCATCTACAGGTCTAAGTCTATAACCAAACTATTTATTCTAAGCATCTAGTATGTTAGTAACTTCAAAGTATACAGTATAAAATCCTGCAAACTTTCTATTACCTTTACCGTCATCTTCGTCATTTTCAGCGTTTTCCTCTGTTCTTTCTGAATGGAATATACCCATACAGAGGTCACCGACAGATACTGCTCCATACTCTCCTTCTTCTAGTTTCAGAGTAATAGTACCAGTATATTGATCGAGTACATCTACACTTTCAATTACACCAGCTCCTGGAGCATTCCATTTATCACCCATCTGTATTTCTACACGATTGTAACGTAATTCTGGTACTTCTAGAAATCTACGTAAAGTAAGACTGTCGAATTCTGCATGACCCCATTGGTCTATTTTACCACCAAATCCAGTAAGACCTGATGCAAAACCTTCTTGTCCAAAGATTGCAGAGTCTTTAAACCATATCTAATGTGCCGTAGAATCAGGCTTAATCTTACTTAAGAATATATCATCATATATCTCAGTATTAAGATTCTTATTAGTCCATTTCTGTAATTCACTGTCCCAAGCTAAGGCATTATCGTTGCGAAGATTAGTAATCTGTACATCCTATAGATCGACTAATTTACCTAGCAAACCAGTTACTACTTTACTGGCTGCAATATTAGTCCACCTATTTCCATCATACTGTAATAAGTCAGATTTAGCTGCATCAACAATATTAGAGTCTTTCATCTAAGAAATGCGATTCTGTAAATTGATCTAAGATTGAATGCTATTCAAGCTATTACGTAGCATTTCTATATCAGCAGTATTATCCGACACATTATCGTTAGTACTTTTCAAGTCATAGTTCTGTACATAGTTTACTAAACTATCTGATACAGTTTTAATAGATACTGTATTTTTTTTAACCTGTTCTTCTAATTCTTCTGGTGTCATTATTCAAAAAGTATAAGCTGACCTGTTAAAGTCTCAAAACCAAAATTAGCATTTAACTCTCTCTCTAATAATAATGGCACTACAATTTCCTAATCGTTGCCATCCCAGTATCTACTTGGCTGTACTAAGCAATTGATGATGTGTTTAAGTCTATCTATCTATACTTGAGTAAGGTCATAATCACCATCTAGCAAACTAGCAATATAGGTAGCACATATTATACTCTTAATATCACATTTATCATATTCTATATTGTACTTAGTAAGCAGATTTTTACTGGCTTCTATTTTATATATTTCCTTAGTTAGCATAATGAACAAACTCCGTTTTTACAATTACAACAGCTAGTACAAATAGTACTTTTACTACCTTTACAACACTTATTACAATCAAAGTGACCGTCATTAAATATAGAATTACTAATATTTATATTTAACATTCTAGCCAAATCCTAGTAATACTATACTATATCATCTAGTATATCGTGTTCTAGTGCATACTGGAATAGATTATATTTTAGCATGAAAAGCATTATACGGTCTTTTTGTTGATCATCTAAGCAAGTACTACAATGATTACACAATAAGTCTATTTGTTTATAATACAACTCTTCTGCATCATAGTAGAATGCTAATGCTTCATAAATAGTAACAGTGAAGGCACTGGCAAATGGTGATGTAGAATCTAAAGTAATATATTGTCTATTTTCGCTAATTTCTACAACATCTCCTTCTGTATTCATGATTAGTATTGCCATTGAATGGTCTTCCGGATTACCTGAGTTGCGATTCTTATAGTTATTCAGTGCGTCTATATACAAATATAAATCCTCTGATACTACCTCAGGTAATTTAGTATCTAAAGTTACAGTCAAAGTGTTGTTATCTGTTACGTTTAATCCAATTATTTTCATGATAATGTTATTTAAATAAAAAGGGCCATAGGGCTATTTAGCCCCATAGCCCTTGTCAGCACACTGAAATATTATTATTAAGCTACAGCTTCGCCTTTGATAAATGATTGAATACCTTTATCAACAATTGAATTAACCAAGCTAGGACAGTAAACTTCCGTAGTCAACGGAGTAGTCTTAATATACTGGTTGTCATTGCTCAAATACAGGTTATCATTTTCAATGATAGCATAATCGTACTCAGCACCTTCTACTACTTTACGAGCTTGCTCTACTATAGGATAAGCGCCAGTAAATACATGACCTTTGTAACCCATGTTACGTACTTCTGCATCACGTACCTGTTTCCAGTAACCTTTACCAGGGTTACCTACAGTTTTAGCGATAACAGCACCAGCAACTGCTTTAGGTTGATTAGCCAGCAATGCACCGGGAACAGTTTCATAAATAGAAACCTCCATAGCTACAGTACTATATTCATTCAATGACTCAATACCTTCGTTGTCATCTTTAGCCATAGCAGTTAAAGTGATAACAGCAGCATCATTTTGAGCCTGAACACGACGATTCTTATGAGTATTTACTTTCTTTACGAAAGCAGCGGCCAAAGCTTCTGCATCATCAGATTCAGCATATACTTCATAAGTATGAGTAAACTGCCAAGCTGCTTCATACAGATCTTTGTAATAAATACGAAGTACATAACGATGACCAGCAACGATAGTAGCATTAGTCAAAGTGATAGTAACTTTTTCTTCTACAGGTTCTGCATGCTCACCAATAACTGCAGACGGTTTAGAAGATTTCTGGATCTCATTAGAGAAATCAATGTTAGCTTTCTTTTCTACAGTGCCATCAGGCATAGTAACGCTAATCTTTTCGCCTGCAACACCTACATACAAAGAGTTAGCTTTAACAGCATCTGCTGCAGTTTTAATGATAGCTTTATTCTCATCGAACAATGCTACATCACCAGCATTAAGGACATCTACCGTAGTATATGAGCTAGGACAAGTCTTTCCGATCAATACGGAATGAACACTTTGAATCATATTATTAAAAATTTATTAATTAGACATATTAAGCGCTTTGTCTACATTTCGCTTACTTTCTACTTTCCTTATTTCAGATTTCCACGTCAATAAGCGCTTTCTTTTTATTCCATACTTGGAATTACTTCCTAAGTATAAGAGTTATATCGTGGATCTGCTTGATTCTCAATATATAGTTGAGCAGCTAACTTAACTATTTCTAATTGAGTATGTTCAGGCATATCCGTATATTCATCAAATGGATTTGTATGAATATCTATTTTGTTTGGTCTGCGCAAATACTATATAATGTATTTGGCTATTTTATAATTACCGTCTGTATATAACTTAATTATATCATTGGACTGTAATTTAATAGGTTTTGCTTTTGTATATCTTAGATGATATTCTGATAGAGAATTCTCTCTAATACGATCAACAGTTTCGATAGTGCCTTCAATAGTATCCGAATAGTGTACTATATAATTACCATTAGAATCTTTTTCCCAACACTCGTTAATTACTCCATCTGCTGGGGCAATACCAGCTGTATCTCCTAATAGTAGTAAGTAGTCATCGGGTATGGTAACAGTATATAGTTCTTTACTAACTGTATTTATATCCTGTTCATCATACTTATGCTCTGTTACTAATGTACGCAAATCATCTATTCTTTTTTGATTCTACTCAAAACCTTCTCTCTTGTAATTATTATCAGAATATCTAGTCTTCCAATACTTATCTAAACCTGCATTTAAAAAATATTCGGTTATAAGAGACGTAGGCTTAGTAAGAGCATCATCTAGCTTGTTAAGCTCTATTTCAAATGATTCTTGTAATTCTATTAGTTTCATTGCTCTTGAGTATTTTGTTTCATGTTAAGACGATACTTAGCTTCAGTGATAAACATTTCTACAGCGCCTTCAACTATTTCCATATGAGCACTTTCAGGTAATTCACAGTGATCTAACACATTCTTACCATCTACTCCTATTACATCAAATTTCTTAGGTTTGCGATAATATACTAAATCTAATTTCTTTATAGTAGTATACTCATCGTGTATTACATTAATGTAGATCTTTTCAGTATCATCAGCATTATTGCCAGAGTTCAATATCACATAAGGATTAAGAAGTATAGCTTTATTGTAGTAAGTACTTATAATCTTTTCCACATCATCTTCTTTGATGCTCTTATTAGGTGTTACTACGTAATCATTTTCATTAACAATCTCTTCCCTTATCTTATAATTCTTTGATATTAAACTATTAGATCTAATATACAAAAAGTAGTCTTCAGGAATTACAACTCTTTCTGATAACTTATCTGTATTATCTTCATCTTTTGGAGCTACTTCATATAGTCCTCTAACTATGAGACATTTGATATTATCCGCATTCCTTTTCTAGGCTCTACTATCTCTTTGAACCTAATCATCTGCTAGATAATTTAGTCTTATATATCTTTCTGTGTATGCATTTAAAAATGAAAAGATAGTATCAGATGTAAGCTTATCTTCCAATTCAAAAGCAGGATTCATAAGAGTTACTCTCCTTTCAAATTCGACCTACATTTCACGTGCGTTCATTATTCATTCAAGTTATCAAGTTGTACTTTAGTCTGTGTTCTCTGTGATTCTATAGTTTCAAGTGCAATTAATACTGCTCTATCTATTACTTCATTAAGTATGTAGTCAGGTACTTCATTAATGTCCTTATTGTAGTCTTTATAACTAATCTTCTCAGGATACTTAATATAAGTAATATCTGCAGTATAATTATCTGCTGACATACGTATAGGATCTATATAAATCTTTAAAGTGTTGTCCTCTAAAGCAGCTATTGGGGTCTTTATCCAAGGCATATTGTTGTATGTCTGTAGGAAACCTTTAGCTTTTTCGTGATCTGTTAATGTACACGTTGCTACTTCATTATCGAAATGGAGCACACAATCTACATAGAACATTCTCTTAAGTTCATAACCTTCCTTAAAGAAATTAGATAAAGTAAGTACATTAGAGCTAGAGTAAGGATACACTAATTCCTGAGCCGTATCTGTCTTAATTAACTTCTATAGATCAGAAATACGTTTAACAGCGCCTTCAAATCCTACCTTTATAGCATTGTTGCCAGTATATTTGTTACATATTACTTCTATATAGGCCTAATTAAGAAAGAGATCAATTTCTTCAGGAAGGAACGCAGGACAGCCGCCAAAAGCGACTGCCTCTGAATTCTTATCCATTAGAACTTTAAATGCCTTATGTAAATCAGATATTTTCATTATTTAGATTTAATTTCGTTCATGATGGCCAATTTGATATCCTGATTCTTCTTATCTTGTAAATAAACAATCACATCATCAACACCATTACCAATTAGATCTGTACCAAAGAAATATTGTGTTCTATTCTTACGAATGATATTTTTAGCAATAGCTTCTTCAATAACAAAGTTAATTTCCTTATTAGGATTATTAACCCATTTAAGCATAAATTTCTCAGGAGCTGATTCTACTTGTTCTGTAAGTTTAGCCTCTACTAATTCATTAGACATAGTATCAGACTTCATACCATAGAGACGTAAGCACTTGCGCATATCTTCAATAGACATCTTATCAAGTTCTCTATATGCTTCACGTTTAACTTTATTGACTCTATTAGTCTGTTCAGCTTCTGCATCTTTATTAATCAACACATAGTCCTTAGAAGGATTCATATTAGCTAATCCGTCAGCTACTCTCTTATGACCTTTTAAGAATAAGTATTGTAATTCATCCAGTGGCCTTTCAGTATTGAGAATCAAATCTCTTTTACCGAGTTGTACTGCGAAGGTAGTCCAAAAGTCACTACTTGGTGACAATTCTCCTTCTTCTTTGTTTAAGGCTTTTTCCAATCTACGAGCATCCTATTCGCTCAAGCCAGTATAGATATTACCAGATCTAGTCCAGTAGGGTCCTACATAGTCAAATGTTGTAGGCCATTTTGTAAGTCCAGTCCAAGGATTCACTTTAACTATTCTAACGATTACTTCCATAATACTTTGTATTAGATTTATCAAGTTAGGCGGCATTCTTGTAACGCCAAATTATGTTGAATTTTTTAGCAACCTTAGGTTGTTCAGAACGGCAGTAGGTTTTAATCATGGTAGACGATACTCCATACTTAGTAGCGCATTGTTTTGTAGTTTCAAATTCTTCTAATTTATTTCCATTTAAATCATAAACTACAACTGCTTTTTGATTTAACAATCTAATCGCATCTGCATGCGCTCTATGAGCATCTTTGTACTTTTTTTGGGAATCTGACATTTTCTTTTTAGTTTCTTCAGACACTTTCCTACCAGTAGCTTTTTGGCGAATCTTATCTTTAGTTTCTTCAGAATGCATTCTACCAAACGTTCCGTCTCCGCCTTCTGTTAAGTTATAACCTTTATCTCTATTCATAGAATCGTATTGTTTAATCCAGTACTTTTCTTTTTCTTTCAACTCTTTATACGTATCAGCGAAATCAATTATCTCTAATGTGAAATTTTCTTCTCCGTATTTAGCCATTGAACGATGAATAGGAGCAGGTTCGCCAATGCGAGCTTCATACCAATGATGGCGATATCTCGCACCAGCTCCCTGATTAGTTATTCCTATATAAACTTTTCCTGTAATCTTATTAGTGATTTTATAAACGTCGTTACTTTTCATAATATATTATATCGTTAGATTATATATTATATAACGTTTATTCCAGGATTAGTTGCTTTATTTTAACTTTATTTTAGAATAAAATATTATTCTAAGATTAGTCTTTTACTCAAGTATGAGCTCTCCACATGCGCGGGGATCTCTCAACATTATTCCCATTTCTCCAAGGAAGAATACAGTGTAACCATCCTTACCGTTAGATCTCAGAGTATCTTTGCTCTTAGCATAACCAGACGGAGCAACAGCACCACCAGTATACCAAGTAACGAACTCACGATCCTTACGAACTACCTTAACTATATTGGCTTCACCATCACGACGACCAAGATCCAAGAAGGTCATACGATAAGATTCTTTCGGTTTCAATGTAATCGGATGCAATTCACGATTATAAACTGTATCGTCATACAACGGGAAATATTTCAATGTCAACTCGATACCATTAGTCATCTTGTAAGTCTTGAACTGACCACCGAAAGTAAGGTTATCACCAGAACCAGTTACAAACACTGTATCAGTCAAGTTCATAGTAGCTACCTTTTCTTTCAAGATACGGTCGAATTCACGCATACCCATTTCACCAGTCAAAGCAACAAACTTACGTTCGTTAGTACCCAGACAGTTGTAAGACAGGTCAAACAAGAAGTCTTCCAACATTTCACCAGTCAACTTAGTATAATAGCGTCTGTTAGACGGAGCAATCTGTTCGAGCAAACCAGCACCGATAAATACAGGACGACCATTAGTACCCTTCAGATTACAAGAACCGTCTTTGTTAACATTGGTTTTCATGTAAACCAACATACGTTCACATCTCTTATACCATTCACGTAAAGCTTTCCATTCCTGATAATCAGCCCACAAGTAAGAAGTCTTACCAGTTGCAGGATCTTTCAGTGCAATAGCCATTACTGTAGAATAAGCAGAACCAGTGATATCATAGTTGATACGAATGGTAGTTAAGTAGTTACGCATCTTGAAGTGAGTGTTGTAGTTCAAGATATCACCCTCTTCACTGTACTCTTCGTATGCAGAAGCAAGACGAGATACCTGCTTACCTGCTTCCAGATATTCAGCAGGAATATAAGAAGAAGGCTGACCGTCAGCTACAAAGCAAGTATAAACCCACAGATTACCATCTTGATACGGTGCACCGGCTACACGTACTTGGAACTCTTTGTTATCAAACTCCAGAATAGCACCAGGACCAAACCAGTTATCTTCCAACCACAACATAATAGGTGTGTTACCCAAACCTGCAGTAGAAGTAGAAGTAATAGCTGCGCCATTCCATTTAGCGTCTCTAATTGTTACGGCACGGTCAGCATCGATCATTACAGACCATTCAAAAGAAGGCTGATCAATCGTCATAACGTTGCCAAGACCACCTGTCAACATATCCAAAGAAGTGCTATAGCCACTATCTTTAGTACCAAATACATAAGACAGGATGGTAGATACCTGATAAGGATTCTACTGTGAAGCTACTGAAATCTTCGCAGTATCAATCAGGTCTGAAAACCACTTACCTTTGTATAGTTGCAGATTGTTAAGAATACTGTTATCCATAAAAATACTAGTAAATTAATTTATTGTTAAATTTTTTATTATGCGGCACGTAGTTGTCGTGCAAAAGTATCCCAAATAGTTGAGGTACTATCATTGTTTATTATTTGTTTCTTAGACTTCTTAGATACTCCACCACCTCTCAGGCTATTCTTAAAGTTATCTAATGCGTCTTTTCTACCCTTCTGTTTAGCAATAGTAATCAAACTATCACCTTTCATTGTAAAGTAAGCAGAAGTAATAAGATTCTTAAGGCTTTTAGCGTAGTCTTTCTAATATTTAGTAACGCCATTAGCATCTGGTTTAAATATATATTCTAGCAAGGCGCGCTTGTCTTTTTCAGGAATATCAATACCATAAATGCTATTCATGCCTTTTATTTCAGAGACAACGTTCTAAAAGAACTCCTGTTGCTGCTTTTCAGCCTCTCTAGCCTACTTTTGTTGCTGCTCTAATAGCTTTTCCTTCCTCTCAGCTTTAATGTCTCTAAGAGCCTCTAAAGCATCTGTAGCCTCATCTTCAAGAATACCAGCATCTTCATACTTGGTAATCTTCTTTTCAATTTGTTTAGTAGAGAGCCCTTTTTCTTTCAAAAACTCCTTAACTATGAGCTTTTGATTTATTTCGTTATCTTCCACCTCGATATTGTCAAGATCAAGATCAGCATCAATACTAAAATAGTCTTTAAGATTGCCTCCATTGCGTACAAATTCATCAAGTTTCTCTACTTCTTCACTAGCGTAGTTTGGAACAGAGTTCTCTTCAATTACATCTCTAAAGTATTCAATAAGCTCTTCAGCAGTCTTAGGTTTCTCTTCATCATCAACATCGTCCCAACCAAGTTGCTCTGACAGTGAATCAAAGAAGTTAACTATTACTTCTTCTGACTTGTTATCATCTGAAGTGTCATTATCTTCGACCTCTTCTATGTTATCGTCTTCATCAACTTTAGATTCAGGTTTTTTCTTACTTTTCTTAGGTTTAGTTTCAGCAGGCTCTTCCTCCTCTTCTACATCATCCACATCTTCTGTTTCATCGTCTTCTTCGGTTTCTTCCTTTTCAACCTTTTTACCTTTCTTAGGGTTTCTCAAAGCCTCCAATTCCTCATCTGTCAACTCTTCTGAAACTATATCACTAAGATCGTTGTCAATATCATTATTCTTATTAGTACCTACATTAGGAACGAGACCATCTAGAATTGCCTCAAATCCATTTACTGTGTTCTTATTTTCCATAATTATATATAATTAGATTTATTTCTTCTTTCTCTTTTTGGCTATCCTACTAAAGTTCTAAGCAAAGATAGCCCTCTTACGAGTTAATGGGTTCTTACTGTGTGTAAGTTCTTCAGTTGTCTTACCAGTTCTTTTCTTTAAGGCATTAAACTTACCTCTATTCTTTTTCTTTATATGTATCCCTCCATACTTATAGTTAGGTATCGGATACTGTGGCATCAGATTCATTATCGTATATCTTCTCTTTATGAAGACGAATTATTAATTCGTTCATATATTTATACATCTCTTCATCAGTAAAGTATTCCCCTCTACGATATGATAATAATGCATTTAGTTCTTTGTCTGTTAGTTTAGGAGAATATAGTGGGTCCTTATTTACTTTTATATTAAAATCGCAGTTATACATGGCATCCTCTACATCTATGAAATTATAGTCTACGCCCATTATATTTGTACTATACAATAAAGAATTATCTCTAAATTTATTTAAATATTTTTGCTATTTCTTTACTGCAGACATGTATATAGCTAACTTCTCATCCATGTTTAAACAATTTCTTGATTTGATTTCTTATTAATATTACGTACAATAGGTCTAGTTTGAAAATCTTTAAATAAGATACTAGGCTTTGTATGTATCTTTAATAACATTTTCATATTCCTGTATATATCAGGAGCATTTTCTATAGTCTCTCTAAACTATTTAGTATTAGTAGGATAAGTAGAAGGATTATAATTCTACATCAAATACTCATCAAACTAATTCATTATACTTTTCTTCTCAGTAGGCATTCTTAGATACTTATATCTATCTAACGCTTTATCTGGATCTTTAAACAAGTCTTTAACTTCCTCAAAATCTCTATACTTACTAGGTTTACCTAACTATCTCAAATAAGCATTATTTGGAACTCCACCAGGATACGCTTTCTCATCTACATAGTGTCCTATTTCGTGTCTAATTAGACCAGGTGGCATATCTTCTGGTTTAGTAATTAGATCATCAGATATTTTTATTTGTTTGCTCTTAGAAGGATCAATCATAGCATATGCATCAGGGTGCCTCATAAATTCAGGATCAGGCATTGCACGATAACTATCTATGTTTTCATATTCTTTAGTAAGCTCGTCATATACTTTAGAATATTCGGTACCATACTTTTTATCAATATTCTCTGCTCTTCTTCTAGCTTCAGGTGTATTAATAAGCTCATAAGTTCTATTACGTTGATCATAATATTCTTCTAAGGTTCTGCGCCTAGTAAATGCCTTCCTATCTGCTTCTGCTACTTTACGCTCAAATGTTCTAGTTACCGTAGGTATTTCTCTTGCAATCTTTTTCAAACCACCAGATATCATAGGAAATACCCCTAATCCTGCTAAACCAACTCCTAACCAATCGTTATTCCTTGCTGCATTATATGCATCTTTAGCAGATAGTGCATTACCTATAGGAGTTACATTAGCGACATCTTCTAAGTCTATTACAGGTTTAAGTCCTTGTTCTTTAGGCCTACCGTCTGGAGTTCTACCTAACTTGGTATTAACAGCTTTAGCGAATTCATCATCTGGATCACCTATTTCACCGCCATTAGCCATATAGTATATAGGATCCTAAGATAGATTATATGCAAACGTATTGGTAAGTTCTGATATATCTGCATCTTCTAACGACTCCCATTGTTCAGGTATCTTAGCTCCTTTACTACGCATATTACTTATATCTTCAGGAGTAAGTTGTCTATTAGGATCTATATAGTAATTACCCTAATCATCTTTCAGATTTGAATTATTACCTCTAAAGTCCCAAGTCTATGCGTGTTTCTCATTAGCCTAATTAACATAATCTTCATATGAGCTATCAGGATTACTAATACGTACATTAGGGGTAGCATTAAGTATAGCTGGAGTATTGTCTCCTACCATATGACCAATGCCTTCATGCCAAGTATTAGCGGGCCTTAATGAAGTATAACTGTGAGCCTTTGGATTGGCAAAACCTTTAGTACCTTTTTCCTTAAGTATATTAAGCTATTGGTTAATCTGAGCATCTGTAGGATTATAACCCTATCCTACCATATTATCTCTCATAGCTTCAGTAGGAGTTTTCCATGTAGCTTTGTTTACATTAGATAATACACTACTTAGTTTATCCCCTCCTATCTAATCTGAATACTTTGGATTCTTAGATCTCTCAGTATACCAATAGTTTGCAAAGTCTTTTTGATATTCATTCTGATTCTAGAACATCTTATTGTAATCAGGCCTTCCATCTACTAAAGACTCTTGCATTATATCTCTTCTGGTCTTACGTTGAAATTCATCTACTTCTCCACCATCCTAATAAGCCTATACTTTCCAACCTGGATCTTCTCTATCTAAATACCATTGAGTATAATTTAGATCTTGTTTAGGATTAGCATGAAATATCTTATTATCGTAATCCCACCAACCTCCAATTATTCCTTCAGGGTTATACTGAGATTTCTAACCGCTATACATACTTTCATTACTGAATGTAGGATGATAAACTGTTTTATATGTATCCTTAAAATGTCCTTCTTGAATATTATAATCAGGATTATCTTCATACATCTATTTATAATTGTATGTATTGTCGTTTAACATCTAGAGTAATGTCATATCCTCATCTTCTTTCCATTCTTTAGACTTAGCCTTGGCTAGTTCCTCCATGAACTGAATATAACCCTTACCGGGATTATTCTCCCGGTAAGACTTTAGGTTCTGCATTCTCTATTTAAATGCGTTTCTATCCATAATTATTTACTTTTCTTTCCGCCTTTACCTTTTTTGCTTCCAGATTTCTTTCCTCCGCATGCCATAATTATTTCTCCTTTTTACTTTTATAACTACCTATTTTTAAATACTTAAACCACGCATAGTGCTTACGCTCTTTACAATAGTTTAGGTTCTTATCATTATTGTGTGCTTCTTCTTCGAAGCTAACATCGTGATATCTATCACTCTGTTTATTCCATTTACAGGACAGCATTATACAAAGATATTCTATAGCATACCATAAGTAGAAACCAATCCACAACATTTCTTGCATCTATTTCAAATGGATTTTCTCATGGTTATACTCTGTCATTGTAACCACAGCGTCATTTCTTTGGAATATAACACCAAACAGATTTATCAATTTATAACCTTTAAAAGGTATAAACTTATTCTTAATTATCTTCATATCACTTCTCTCCTGTTACTTTATTTTTTAAAGTTTCGATTAATTCTATCTATTCTGCGTGAGACAATGTATTGATTATGATATCAATTAGCATAGCTTTATTGTTTAATAATTGTTCCTTTAATGCACAATCTCCAATAACTTTTTGATCTACGTATCTCCATACAAAGCCTCTATAAGTAAGTCTACCAGGTTCATTTTTACATACCCGTCTTATACACGCTGTAGTTTTAGCTCCAAATGATTTAGATGCTTGTGACATGCTATCCCATATTTTTATTAAATTACCGGATAAATCATACTGAGCCACCCTTATCCCGGAGACTTTTGATAATTTGTCTTTTCTTGTACCATAGTTAGCATTGTATTTAGCATCACACCATTCTAAATTGTTTACACAGTTATTAGCCCTATCTTCATCTTTATGGTTTACCTAATCATAATTATTAGGATTTGGTATGAATGCTTCTGCTACTAATCTGTGTACTTTTTTGACCAATCTAGTATTCCTATCTACAGTTAAAGACACTATCTTATATCCTTCTTTGCAGATGTAATAGTTTACTATTTTCTCCTTGTAGAATAATTTAGCACCTTTTGGGTGTTGTGAAGTTGGTCTAACTATAGTGTAATGTTCATTTCTTTTAACATTTCCTAAATTAGATACTGAATACTTTTCATTCGTATCTTTAATTGTTCGCCATTCTTCTTTCATAAGAGTTATTTTTTACTTCGGGCCGCTTCTGCGTTAGTCTTATTTTTTAATGCAGTCTTAGCTTTAAGTTGTTCACGCTTGTAAGCTTCATCGTCTTTTTGCTTTTGCAACTCCGTCTCATGTTTCATTCTGTCTTTTTCTAATTGTATTTTTTTATTCTCTATTTGTCTCTTCAGTTCAATCTCTCTAGCCTTATTATTTAATTCAAACTGTTTACTAGCCGCTTCTGAATTAATCTTTTGCTGTTGTAGTGCCTAATTTCCTATCTCTACTACATCTATCTAACCGTTCCCGTCTTGATCCATGTTTTCAGAACCTCTATATGCATTAATCTGGGCAACAGTAATCTTAGTAGAAGCATCTGTATCAATCTTATATTTTTCAAGATCTAATTCAGCTTCTTTGAGCATAAGTTCTTCTTCTTTAATCTCATTCTGCATTTGAGCCATCTGTTGTTCACGTTCAGCCTGAGCTTGTTCCATCTACTGCTGCTGTTCCATACGTTTTTGTTCGATCTCTTCAAGACGGCCTTTGATCATACTTATATTATCCATAGTAATGATCTCAGCAATATCAAGTAGACTAGCTCCATTCTACATAGCAGGTTGCATAAGTTGCTTAAGAGCTTCAACTTGCTGTTGATTCTTAGTAGTATCATCAACAAATATATCCATATCTTCATAGAAGAAATCATCAGATAATGATATAAAGGCTCTAGTGGCATCATCAAGTATATAATGTAAACAACGCTTATTACCCTTCCATGCTACTTTTGATGTATCTAATAGCATAGTAAGTGCCTCACGTTTTACTTGATTATGAACCCAAAACCAAGGCTCAGTAATATGAGCAGATTGTACTACAGAACGTTCAACATTGCCTACTAGCTCATTAGACGCAATAGAACCCTCACGTTGCTTACTTACTCCTGATATCTCTGACACCATGTCTTCGATCTTATTCATAAGATTGATATACTAGTCTATAGTACTAGCCATAGTCAAATCAAGAGAAGTAAACTGATTGAATTGAGATGGTTTACCACCTTCTCTACCAGGTATATCCCAGCCTTCTTCGTAAGGATTGATAAATGCTACACCTAAAGCACCTAAGTAATGCATCCACTTATTGACATCAATACCCATAGACTTAGGTATCTAAGTAACGTCAATAACAGGTACTTTACCTTTGTCTCTAGCCATAGCTAATTCGAGTCTATACCATAACACAATGTACATATATTGCAATGGCTTCATCATACTTACTAATGATCTAGGAGAACTATTAGTATTGTTATATACTACTCCAGTATATGGTAATTTCTATGAGTTAAGATTATCAGCAGATATATGTTGGTACTCAAGAGGTTGTATTCCTATATATAAATCTTCACCAACTCTATAACCTTCCCATACTTCGATGATCCAAGACCATTCTACGTTTAGTTCGAAACCTGTAACTTTATAGGATTCATCTACTTGTACTTCATCAATCTCGCCAGTTTCAGGGTCCTAATAAGTGATGAATCCTATTTTCTTAAATGACTTCCAGCAGCAGTGCCATACATTAATATTATCGCTACCTTCAAATGGATTAGAACTAAGACTATTAATACTATGAGTTTTAATATGAGGATAATCTAACGAAGACTTTCTCATCTCAGGATTAATACCTCCTCTACTAGTATCTTCAATCATCTCTAGTAATTCATTCAATTGACTTTCTGACATTTTGTCATAGAATCTGTCATATATCTCAGTAGCTGACATAATCATCTTACGACAACACCAATCTGAATCATGTATGAATTCTAAGTCAGCACTCTAGTCATAACTAAAGTATAATGGATTTACTCTCTCTAAATATGGGTCTCCATTAACAATACCGACATAGTATATCTCTTCTCCAGCTATTAATGCGTCTTTCCAGCCTTTATAAAACTCATGAGTTATGTTTAGCTTATTCTTTAAGTAATTAAGACTATGATAGGCTGTAGTTTCTGCTATGTCTTTATAGTCTTTATTTAAGTATTTCTGTATCTACTCAGGAGGGAGTATTTCTCCAGACTATATGGCTTGTTGGAATCGCATTGCTTCCTCCTAACCCATATTAGCAGTAATCATACCCATGATATAGTCAGTAAGCATCTGCTTAGCTTTCTCCTACATTTCACTAGTAGCATTATCACTAGTACGTACTACTTTAAAGTTAAATGGTCTTTTAGTCTCTTCCCCTAATAGTAAATCTATCTTTGGTTTAATTATGTTGTAATCCTAAGCAGTAGCAGGGAATCCGTCTTTCTATTTAAATGGATTAGTGACATATAAGAGATCTTTTTCATTATAGATACTATTGTATAAATCATAGTATGTTTGCATCTCTTCATATCTAGTACGTCCATTGTTTCCACCACCATTGCTAAATCCAGATTTCCCGATAATATAGTCAACGCAGTTCTCTTTCCATTCCTTTGTCTTCTTAGACATAGGTAATTTCTAAACTGGAAACGAACCAATATTTTTACTTATCATATTATGTTAATTAAATGTATATACATCTTCTTCGACTTGATCATAGTTATCGTCATAACTATAATTACTATAAGTAAATAAGGGACCGTCGAATAGTAGTCTTTCCCTATTACTTTTTTTCTTCTCTTTAACAACTACATTGTATAGTTGTTCCCTATAAATCATTACTTGCATCAACGCCATCACTCGGTCAAAGTTACCTATATCATTATAACCTATAAGTTCTTCTAATAGCGGTTCTGATAATATATCGTGTAGATTCTTATGACCAGGAGATTTCTCATCGTTAAGCCAGTCTTTAATCAATCCTTCTCCCCATTGTTTGATCTACTTGTTCATGTGACATCCTTTCTTTCGCTGCACTTTTGAATTGCTAACAATATCAGATATAATGTCTGGCTAATCAGCCAAAAGATAATCACAATGTTTAGCAGTAAAATATGGAAACAAGCCTTTACGCTCATTTTCATACATAATCCTACCGTTGTAATAAACTGCTAATTTACGTAAGTTTTCATAGTATTCTTCAGCTGTAGCAGGTCTTCCAGTATACTCTGCTACGATTATATCATAGTAATTTTCAAAGCCCTAGAAACGCTTATAAACAAATGTAGAACCTAATGAATTAGTACCAGATTGATCATGATCATAAGGGTCTACTCCTAATATATATAACCCAATAGGAGCATCCTACACAGGGTGTTCCCATATTACTATAGAACCAGTAGGATCATCATCTTTATTAAGAGGATAATGGTTAATATCTCCTTGTTTCTTTACTATCCATTTAAGAGATCCATCAGATTCCCATACTAAATCTCCTACCTATTTGTGATTAGTAAGTTTCTTATTAGTACGTATTTTGGCTAACTACTCCTGTAACTCTTTCTTAGGGAATATATTACCATTGAATTCAAGACATGCTTCTGCTGGAGTAATAGGGCGTTCAGCTACATACCTATCTACTGCTACAGAACTAGTTGAATTCTATATTATTATCTTACGTTCTTCAAGTATATAAGTACGTGCTTTGATAGTAAGAGTATTACCATCCTCATCCATATACAAACGCTTACCGTTTTCATCACGTAAGTCCATATTTGTATACTGAGGTATAAAGAATCCACACTTAGTATTCTATACGTTTTCATCCCATATATTATCTAGACTTAGACAATTATAACCATCAGGATGATAAAACATCTCTTTAAGTGTAGCAAAGTTAGAGTCTGTATCACCACCTGTACCGTATGCAATCATAGTACCAAATGCTTTACCATCTACTTCTACAGAAGGTCTAGCAATCTGCCATGCTGCGCTTAACTCCTTGAAAGAACCAGCTTCCTCAAACATGATAAGATTAGCTAATTTACCACGTACTACATCAGGATTGTCTTTCAAAGTAACGCCAATGATTTCAGACTTATAACCTACTTCTATTTGATTGCCATATTCATCCTTGATAAGCATACCAGCACGTCTACGCATCTGAGTATTAACACTACGTTTCTTACCCCACGCAGTATGCTCATCAATAAAGTCCATATAGTCCCAGGCTTTAGTAAGTACACCATCGTCAGTCAAATATTGCTTATTTGAGGCATATACATATGACTTAGAGTTAGGTATTAAATAGTAGTTACGACATAACATAGAGCCTGCTTTATATGAATAACCTTTACGTCTAGACTTTAATACACATAGATGTTTACCTTCTATTTTAGCTTCATCTACACATTGAAAATAGTAATAGTCATAATCCCAGAAATCAGGAAATGTAACTTCACGAGTAGTTACCCATTTACCATTAACCTACTTATTCACAGATCTATTGATAGGGCAGTAGTTTAAATAAAAATAGTTATACCCACTGATATAGTCTCCATCATCAGCAGTATAACCATCAATACATTTATCCGCTTCTGCCTACCAGAAACGCATATATTCGGCCGTACCTTTAGGGTACGGACAATATGAGCCAGTTGCTATAAACTATAGCGCTGGCTTTCTGAATTTATTAGAAAATTTAATTTTTTTAGTAAAATCAACCATGTTTTCTATTAGATATCTTCTTATTAAAGTCAATCATATTACTATCTAAAAAGGGGCGCGTTTCACAACGAACCCCTTTTACTTACTTTATTAAATCTTTAAACTTTTAATTTATGAAAAACTTGTTGCGGATCCTCGACTCGAACGGGAACTTATGGTTATGAGCCATACGAGATGCCATTTCTCCAATCCGCAGTACACAGGATTATGCGTGACTCCTGTTAACACGCTGGCTTACGATCCAGTCCTTCATTAGCTGTATTTACTATTGATCAGATAGCAAGTGACTTAGGCGGTTACGATGCGTTGTTTAGACGCCCACTTAGTTATTGGTAGTCCCACTACGACTCGAACGCAGACTAAGAGGGTTAGAGCCTCCTGTGCTAACCATTACACCATAGGACAATGAGGAGGATTTCTTTAAAGACGCATCCTCAGACGTCACTGAATTATTTCTTAAACCAACTTTTGATACGTTTGGTAACTCGCTTCAACCAGGGTTGTGCTACCTTACGTGCAGCTTCACATTCTGCAATAGCTTCTTCCACTGTCTTAGTTTCGTCTGTTAAATCGACAATTACATCCGGCATTTCAATATTCTTCTTCATAATCTCTTTGTTTGTTTTGTTAAACGTTGTTGTTATTTTTTTGTATTCATTCAATGTTATTTTCTAACATTCTGTGGTAATTCAAATGGGTTAATTTGAGCGTCACCTTTAACTTTAGTAGTATTGATTTCTCCAGCTTTAACTGCTTTCTCTAAGAAATCTATAGTAACATAAGTATCTTTTACTTTACCAAATCCAGCTAAGTATTTCTCTATCTTCTTTTCGTCTAATTCTTCATCCAGACTATCTTTGTAATACTTAGTAAATGTATCTAGTTTCAGTCTAATGCTATCTAACATAGCTAAAGTACGAGTATACTGGAGATGTCTATATGACTCTTCTGCTATTATTTCATCTGCAGTAAGTTGATAATCTGGAGCTAGGAACTCTGTCTTTAGAGCTGATTCTAATGTATCAGCAGGCATACTAAGTACGTATGGGCTATCCCATTTATTCTTAAATACTATATAACTTATTACTGCAATAGCGTGCTGTTTATCTGCTTTATCCTTTTCCCATATCTTCTTAAATGCAGGAATAGCAAGAGCCTCCTCGTGTATAGTAACATTACCACCTATTATATCAAATAGTTTCATTGTGCTGAATTACATTGGACCTTTTCACAATCACAAGGCTGTTTGGAACTATTATTATTGTTTTTATTTTCTTTATACTTTTTCCGTTCTGCTTCAATTATAGCTGCTAAATCATCTGCAGTACTAAATACTACTGGTCGTTCGCAATAAAAATCACCATATGCATCAAGATAAGCAACAATTTGGCCTTTCTTATAAGGTATGTAACCATCTTTAGTATATACTCTGCCGTCTTCTTCAGCAATGTGTATGTAACGTAATACTGTATTGTGATCTTGTTGGCTAAATGTTATATCTTCTGTATTGTTACTTTTAATTTTATATTCAAAAGTACGTCCAATTAAGTGTTCCATAATTAATCAATTCTATAATCTGTATAATACTCTTTCTTTAATCTTGCTAGTATCACTCTAGCCTGCATTTCTGAACAATTTGGATTAACGTATTCAGGATTATTCTGATACTTCTCTAGCATCTTCTGATATATCGCTATCTCTTGTTCTAGACTCTCCTTCGTTATGTTCATACTTATTAATATTATCTAATATTGAATTACAACAATCTATCTTCTCCTCAATACGTTTGTCTAAAGCCTTGATTAGATTTTCTGGCGTCTTATGTTTAGAGTGGTACAGCATCGCTATTGCATTCCAAGCTACCTGTGCAAGATGTCTACAACCGGTTTCGCTGTCTATCTCCTCTCCTTTTTCGAATAGTACTAGATGCCTAAACAATGCAGCTTTATATCTATCATAGCCATTATCAAGTAACTGCCATGAATTATCTGAATATTTTTTGGCTCCTTCAGTATATACTTTAACGATGTCTTCGATTTCTTTAAGAGGAAGTAAATCCCATCTAAGTTTGTCATCCTTAAAGTCATTCTTCATTCCCTTGTTCATACTTATCTATTATGCTTTGACAAATCTTATTCACTAACTCCTCTCTAACTTCTACAGTAGACTCATCAGCTTCTTCTGGTACATTTTGTTGAAAGACTTCTATGAAAACATTAATAAATTCTTCATAAGTTAGACGGTCGTTTTCAATCTCTTTCTCTACTACATCAAACATGTCACTCATTATCTTAGGACCTTGTTTGGCTCCTTCTTTCTCTAGCTGGAGTAAAGCTAGCGATGTTTCTTTATCCATTCTCATCTTTATTATCTCTTATATAGTCTATCATGTATTGACCTATCTTACCTGCTATGAAGCCTACTAAATAGGCATATGGCTCATTGCCTCTATCGTAACCTTCTCCGTATGCACCAATGAAGTCATATATAGCATCTGCTCCATGTACAGATTCGTGAGCTACTACATCAAAGTCAAAGTCAGTTATACCTTTTATATCTACGTCTATTAGAATTAGTATTCCTTTCTTCTTAGTCTTCTTTTCTATTACCACAAATGTAACCCCACCTTTATTAGTTGGACTAGTTGGAGTACCAGGATTATCATTATTCATATCTGCTATACTAGCATAGTAATAAAATCTAGATTTATACTTATCAAAATACTCTAAAGTAGATACCCATAAATATGCAGGATATAATCCTATGTCATAACATCTAATCATCTTTTATCACTTTATAAATATTTGCTATAGCTTTATTACTAAGTAAGTACAGATATAAATAAACCTCATCCGTCATCTTATAGATCGTATTAGGAGTAACTATTTCACAAGACGAATCAATTAATCGTACTTCACAAGTATCTTTATTACCAGTAGGATAGGATAACTTATAATATATCATATATTCGATAAGTTCTGTAATTACATCATATTCTGGTAGCTTACTCAGTCTAATTATCTTCCTATCTTTCATGATTCTTCTTTATCTTTATTTTACCTAAGTAAGTAAACATTAAAGGTCTTTGATCTCTTTGGCTTATCTTTCTATTAGCAAATAAGAAAGGATGAATACATATTGTTTTTATTATCTAAGTAGGTAAATTATATTTCTAGCTTAACTCAGAAAATATATTCACTCCAGTTTGCTTCATCTGATAATTCCTTAATATTGTAGTATTTATTATCAAGGAAAGCGTTTAAGTTATTTTTACTCTCAAATGTATCAGGTCTAACACAGTTTATAGCTATGAATAAGTCTGATACTGTTGCCTTATCAGAAGATAACCAATCACCTTCTTCTTTTTTAGAAGAGTCAATAATAGTATTCAGTCTTTTAAGCTCTTTCTTACTATAAGCCTTTTTAGGCTCTGCTATTATTGCGTCTCTATGCTCTCCATGAATGTTAATCAAATCACAGTCAGTAGTAAAGATGGTAAATCTGTTAAATTTGAGTTCTTTCTTTACTAACTTATACCACAGTTTAACTATCCAATTATAATCCCTTTGTAATAAGATAGAACCAGGTTTTATTGTCATATATTCTATATTCATGTTATTCTTTTTCTAATCGTAATACGATTGTTAATTGTACTCTATCACCAATCACTTCAGGTATCAATGCTGGGTTTACTACCCATTCATCGTCTGCTTTACCTTTTATAATCAGACCTTTATCTTTTAATCTTCCTATATATCTACTTAGGTTATCACTAGTAATGCCTGTTGCAGCTTTTAGATAACGTCTGTTTTCTGTACTTATAACATTCTTACTATAACCAGGGAGCTTAGGAGTATTTATATCTATACCAATGAGTAATATCATTATATCCTGCTCCCTGTCAGTAAGCTAAAGTACACCATCAAGTGATTTGAGGAATTCTCGATAAAGATCCGCTTTCTTAACGGTCTTTACAAGTTTATTCATTAATAATGTCTTTGATTGTATTTAATACTTTAGTAAGATTGTAGTATACAGTGTCTGCTTCTACCTTAACACAAGTAGGAATCTCCTGATCATTATAAGCTTCATTCATCTGTTTATGATCCTCTTCATACTTAGTAAGTAAGTCATCAATAGTAGACTCAATCTTAGTAAGCTTATCTGATAACTCTTCAATTAGCATATCATCACAGCTACATTCATCTTCGTTCTCAATACGAATTACATAACCATCATCTGCATATTCTTCACAAGTTTGTTCATCCATAAATATTGCACGTTCACTATTGTCATCCTTGTAATTAAATTCAAACATCATAGTATCGTCGTTCCAAGTAAGGATATCACCTTTTTTAGCACATGCAAACTCTTTAACTACTTTATATTTCATACTCATAATAATTATTATTTAGTTGGTTTAATTGTTGTTACAATTATATAAACGAGAATTGTTAAAAAGGTATTAATATTTTAACATTTGTTAACTGTAAATATAAAGAAAAAGGCTAGATCCTCAGACCTAGCCTTCCACAACAACATTAAACGCATTAATATTACTTAATCTTCTTAGCCACACAATCATACGGTTTAACCAGCATGCTGTCTTTAAATAAATCAAAATCCTTAGCAAATTTCTTATTGAATACAACAGTATCTCCAACTGCAAATTCTGGTTGTGTTATAAGTTCTGATCCAATTGCAAGTACGATACCGGTTCTCCACTCTGATTCTACTTCTTTTACCTCTGTCTTAGTTTCAAACTTCTCATATCCATCTACGTCTTTTTCACCAGTACCAACTGCTTCAGTTACTTCTTTCTTCAACATAATTGGTTCTAGAGGTTTAATCAAAATATCTTTCAAAGGAATATATTCCAAACCGTTTATTACTGTCTCAAGTACTTTATCTTCCATATTATTTTATTGTTTATTTCTTAATTTCTTTTAGTATATTACCGCCCCATATACAATTTCTAAGGGCTTTAGGAGGGCATGTTTGTTTATTTAAAAAGTAACAGTCATCACAACTACCTCCTTTACTTGGTATTACTTCAAATTTCTTATTTAGTATCTCTACAATCCTCTTCTCTGTCTGCATATTCTTTAGCTTTGTATATACACCTCCATATTACATGAGTAATACCAGATCCTATAATAAAACCTATTATAAAACTTTCATTCATTAGAATTCTGCTTTTTTAAATATAAATCCTTGTCTACAGTAAGATACAAGTTTATCATCACATTTCTTATTATAGAAAGCACATCCTTCACAATACTTAGAAGAAGTTTCTGTCTGTACTAGTTGATATGTACTACCTTTGTAATCTATGTATTTACCAGAGTATGCTGGTTCTATTTTAACTAACTTTCTTTTACCCATAATGCGTATAATATTATATATTAGTATATACTTAACTAAAGTATACTTTATCTAAAGTAAGGTCTATTAATACTGTTTAATCTGTCTTAGTATGTCTTAGACTGTCATTGACTGCATAGACAGTAACGTATAAATATGCCTTTAGGTTCCCATTTATATCAACTTTTTAACATTTATTAAGAACAATTATGGCTATTTAACGACAATATTTTAACATTATTTAACCATTAATTCACGTAATTCATCAGCTAATTTCTTAGCATCTGGATGAGCTGCACCGCTACATCTGAGTTCAAAGAAGTGCTCCCAATCGCTCTCAAAGCCTGTCATTACCAGTTCTGTTTTAGTAGCATTAGGGAGTACTTGCCTTGCTTGTTGAGGTTTCCATCCGTTATTTAATAGTGTAAAATACTCTTCTTCTGCACTTCTTAATGCTCGTATAAATATACTAGTGTCGTCTCTATCTGTATCTCTAAATTCCTGATTCAAAGAGTCTATACTTTCTTCAATCCAACTAGGCTTAATAAGAGTAAGTTCGTTATTAAATTTATCCTTACTATAGTTGCAGTAACGGGTACTCTCTTGTGCAAAGCTAAATACTCTATGTCTAACAAATTCATGGCTTACTCCTCTATCACATATGAACTTAGCTGTGATACGTTTTTCGTGATACATTGTAGGTTCACATCGATATGTTTTTAGATCATCTAACCAATTGTTTTCTACTAATACTCTTAAGTTAGTAGTTACGCATGCTACATCCTCTCCACTCCATGCATATTGAGCTACCTTTACTTTTGAATACTTGTTACTTTGATATTTATAAAAGCTATGGTTGGGTGTAAGATTGTTATTATTGTCTACATCACCATCAAATACTAAACACGCTAAGTAAATAGTACCATGCTCCAACATAGCCCCATGACCAAGCTTAATCATACGATCTACGAACTTTTTAGCACTGTCTTCTGTTATCTTATCCTCTGACTTATAGCAGGTCCTTCCTGCTAATTCTATCATCTTGTAAGGATCTTTCTCCTTAATTATCTGTACACTAGATTCTATTAATTTCATATTAGTTTAAAATTTCTATGCTTGTTATTTTTACTTGGTACATATATACATGCCCTTCATATTCTTGAAGTCCTTGTTGTACCATATAGTATTGATTGTCTACTTTTACTATTTCAGACCATCCGTCATCTGCAGGACCTATATATGTAGATTTATTATACATTTCTGCGGATTTGTCAAATGGAAGGGCATTACCTATTATTTCGTATTCTATATTCATATTACTAATAACGTAAATGTTAAGAATAATTACAAATATTTAACATAATTTATAAAAATTTTTTTAGAAAATAAAATTTTGAATGTGGGTGTGAATGCGGGATATACACCAAAACAAATCCCCCACGGCTGTCAACAATCGGGAAGTCCCCCATGTATTGATGTGTGTTTACTTTATAAATGTAACAGGATGCAAATCAACTACTACTGTCAATTATTGAGTATTAATTAAAACTTATCTATCATGCTTAACAAAATCAAATTGTATATTGGCTATTGGCTTATCATGCTATCTTACTATAAGTATAGGAAAGTATTTGCACACGATTGGCTTATCCTTAAAGAGACATTCAAAGTAATCTCACATCCTGATGATTATGGTGAATGTACTGTTGCTACGCACTACAACATGTTTGTAACTACTAATACTGTATTACGTAAGAAAGTAGAACTATTTAAACGTAACAGATTGTGAATGTATGCAACTACATAGTACACAGTACTCAGTATTAACACAAAGGCTGCGCACAGGAAGCAAATCAGGCACAGCTGCTAAGTATTGGGAGAAGCAGGAAAGGCTAAACATGTAAGTATGTAGCCAAACTCTACAACCTTTCGGCTTTTCCCATTTTCAATGTACTACCTCATCACGTAATATATAGCTATAATTTACAAATCACCAAAAACCTTGAAATATTACTTGTAATATGTAATGTTTCGCAGAAACCTCACAATGTATAGGTAAATTGTATCATGTCATGGCACGTTATAAATTAATCGAACCGTTAATCAAAACAGTTGAACAAGGTAAGCAGAATGCAGGCACTAAGTATTTAGTAGCCAAACTTCAAAATACTTTATGTCCTTGGGAAGATATGCAAACATTTACTTGTTTCATTCAACCCATTGTAAACATGCTTACCCCATTGTTGTCAATTCAACATGGAGGAACAGCACAAGCAGACCAACCAATTCCTGAAGAATTACAATACGTAACAGGATGTTGGATTGACTGGTGTCCACCGCAGAAGTTCTACAAGCAACATCTGTCAGACCATCCAGCTCAACCTGCAACAGCAACTCGACCAGCAAGAGAAGCAATCAAAGCTGGTTCGCTTGTATCGAAAGGTGGAAAACCTATTCTTTACACCACACTACGTATATTCTGTCAATATTATATTGACGAATTCGGAGAAAAGCAATGGATACGTGGAGGTTCTCCCGAAGAAGTAGGGCAAAGAGCATTTAGCGCATATTGTGTACCAGCTGAAGAAGACAAAGCTCCTCAGCTTATACCAACTACTCCAGCTCCTGAAATAATTGGAGGTCAAGTAGTACAACCAGCTCCAGCTCCTACATCTCAAGAGCAACCAATTTTCACACAAACACCGCAAGGAGCTCAACCATTGCAATATTAACTTTTATAGAGTAGAGTAACCAATGTTACTATCCGATAACAGACCGGAGAAATAATAGTCTGTTATCTCAAAAAACTCAATAACTTCCCAAGACATTGAGGGCACCAGTTTCTTATAATAGTGTAGTTGGCAGACGTAAGAGCGTACTCAGCTGCCAGATGAAGCAGTGAATTCTGTGGACTGATAGAGAACGTGTGATATTCAGGCTATACGTTACGTAGTTATAAGTTTTAGGTATAAAATGCAAATCAAACAATATATAATATGAAAGGAATTGCGATATTTTATGTATATGTATTTATATTAGCAGTATTAATAATATTAGCACCTACTACTAAGTCAGCTCTTATTGGGGTTACTGTATATTCTATAATAAGTACAGCATTATTAGCATGTTTCATTGAATCAGAATCAAAAGAGTAATTAACATTTAAATCAATTAAATTATGAGAACAATTAATGGAAAACGCTATCTCTTGATAGCAACATGTACATCACGTAGATTAAACATTTACAAGTAACGCAGCCAAAGACAGTGACAAGCCTGTAAAATCAATTTGAATGCAGAGTCAAGAGTAAATATTATATTCCTCGGCAGAGTACGTTAAATGTTATTATTATCCTTATGCACATAGGAGTAATACAGGGCATATAATATAATCCACGTGGTAAGGGCACAGTTAGGTTCGCTGTGAGTGCACCCTTAGTAGAAACTAACCAAAGCAAGTATAGATGGGAATAAGCTATTACCTCGATAGGTTTAATGAGGTGCTTGACAGTCTGACACTAACTGAACAATAAGTGTCAAATAACTCTCTACTGAATTACAGGCTCGAGACGTTTAAGAGTTAGCGTATGCAGGTAGAGAGTTTCTATTACTATGTTAATCAACAAATAATATCAAATTATGGAAAAGATATCTACTATCCAAAGCTTCGTAATACGTACTTTGATAAGAGACGAGCAATTAGATATGAATAATTTAATTACTGCTGTCAGCAAAGTATGTTCAGAAGAACAGTTCAATAACATACTAGGTATGCTTATTAACACTACAGCGTCAAATAATGCTGATAAACCAAATTCAGCAGTACGCATTTCTATAAATAGAGAACACGTATTAAAAGGTAAACTAGACGCTATAAAGGTATTAAGAAAATACTTTGCAATACCTATTTCAACTGCTAAGGAATACATAGATAAAAGTGAAATACGTTTTACTGAGATTCCCATCACAGTAGAATTTGAAAAAGCGCTGCATATTCAAGACGAGTTATATAAGTGTGGAACAAGGGCGGTAGTCAATAATGTTTAGACATTTAATATAGTAATAATAAGTAAATATTTACTATTACTCTCTTTAAGGTGAGAATCCTTGACAAGCATGTGGGGCTTATATCTTATAGATCACGAAGAGTGAGTATTCGTAATAGAATATCATCTGCAACGAGGCGCAGATGTAAATATAAGTATTAGTGCAGACTATAAAATCATGCAATATAACACACACCCTGTTCTATTTCTATCTGATAAATGCAAAACTGTGTGTTATAATAGAGCTAAGCGTAGCTCAGTCCTCATATACAGCATATCAACTATTATTTGTGTCTTAATTATTTGTTTCGTTAGAATAATATGGATTTGTAGATACTAAGCGTAGTATTGTTAGTATATTTGTATGTGAATATAGATATACTAATCGCATTCATGAAGATGCCTTCACGTGGCGAATGTGTAAGTAATAGGTTAATCAAATCTTCCAGTTTGTACCTATGAAACTAAATCTTCATTTTAGTCAGAAATCTTTTTACAAAAATATTGTTTAACTAAAATTATCAAAATTATGAAAAGTGTAATTAATTACATTAAAGAGAATGGGATCAAGTTAGCAGCTAATTCAAAAGCTAAAAAGCTTATTGAACTGTGTGGGTCTGAAGTAGAAATAGCAATAGCTTTGCAGACTACTAAAGCTTATAAAGACGACAAAGAACTACGTGAATTGTGCAAGAAAGTAGTTGAAGACGCAGGCAATAAGCAAGCTGAAAGCAATGCTAAACCTGAGAAGATGTCCAGTTCTACAAGATGCGGTGAATGCGAAAGAGGCTGGTAGAACAAAAAGAATTTGATAACTATTAAGGGATAGACTATTCTATCCCTTTTTTATTAAACATTAAAGATTATGACTAAATGGCAAGAATCGTGCATTACAGCACTCGCTTCATCACCACTTGCATGGGAAGCCTTTAAAATGAAGCAAAGAAACAAGAGAATGTTATGGCAATATGTTAATAGAATATGGCCATATAAAAGAATAAAAGAGACAAGAACAAGTACTCTTGAGTATACTGAATGTATTAATGAGTTAAAGACATTCGCAAAATGGTTAGTAAATAATCATAATAATATCGAAGGAAAACTTTTTACATTTAGAAAAGGAAAAGTTAAATCAAATATACTAGAAGAGGCTTTAAAAGATATTACTCATCCTATAAGTACAGAAGGAACAGGAGGAAACTATTTTCTAGAAATTAACTTTCGTTATAAATCAGGAAGTACTGATGTAACGTCTACTTATAGTAATAAACAAATATTATATATAATAAGTAACAGATGTGGTATTGAGCAAGGAAAGGAATATTATATAAATTACATTAGTGTTTTTAGCTCTCTTCATAATATGCATAGAATGTTTAACCAAGTATTTGATGAATTACGATATATAATAGAAAAATTAAAATTACTACGAGATAAAGCATATAATCATAATTCTTATCCTTCGTACAATTCATTAAATGTAGGTATAGAAATTGAACACGATGCAGATAATCCTACATCAGAAGAAATAAAAAAGTTAATACTTAGGCATAATTGTAGTAGTTATGACTCAGGATTTGATGGAAATATGGATAGTCGCCTTCGTGAAAATCGTATAAGACTAAATGGAATTAATGGTCTAAAAGGATTATATATACTTCTAGAAGATATGAAAGAAAATACTGCCATTGCTGGAAATAGTAGTGTACATATGCATATAGATTGTAAATATGATGAATATAATGAACATTATACAAAATATTACAAGAATGAATTACGTAAACAAGGTATATATGGTTGGAATGATGCAGTAAGTTATTATACTAAAAGATTAGTAATAAGAAATCCCGAAGCAATTAAATATTTACAATATATATTTAATTATAAAAATGTAGGTGAGAAATCTTTCTGGTCAAATAGTTATAGTGTGAGAATAGCTACTGAATTTGACACTATAGAATATCGTTTTTTAATCGTAAATTTGAAATATAGTGATTATGTTATACAAATGCTAGCATTAATTCATATAACAGAATGTATAAAACATAATTGCATATTAAATAAATCTTATTTGAGTACTTTAGCTACAGTCGCAAAGAGTTTACGAAAGTAAGATTGGCCCTCGAAATATACTTAGTGATACTAGTGCCCGAAGTATAAATGAGATTAATGTAGGGATATATTCTAGAGTATATCTACTTAGAACATTCCGTTATCTGTTTCGATGCTCTTGCCAAGCGAAAACAGATGGGTATAGACTTGGGATTGGCCTCCTTTAGTCTATATGATTAGCAATGAATTGTTATAGTATATGCTTATTATAACAAAAGTTGCTTACTCTGCCTTATAGTTTAATTCTGTAGTAATACAGATTGGGGTAATAAAACAAACAGTTTACTGTTTATGTAGGTTCCTATTCCTACTAAGGTACTATCTAAAAATTAACTTTTAAACATTATCAAAATGGTTACAATTAGAAGAGATAAACACTATAATATAGTAAACAATATAAGTGAAATAGCATTATCAATTATATTGATATTGATTATATCTGCACTTGTCTATGTATTTGGTAGTAGTATAGAAATTAATACTGATGAACCTATTAATATAGTAGAGCTAAAAGCTAAGTATAAGAACTGTATTATAATAGATAAATATCAAGAGAAAGATATATGTATATTAGATATAAAGAATCCTATAAATAACAAAGTAAATAAACAACAAGTTAAGGATTATATATACTATAATATATATTATGTAGGAGATACAATAAAATAAAATAGTAAACATTAGTAATTAACATTTAAAAACATTTATCAAAAATGGAGAAAAACAACAACAAATTGAGCATTATTGCTCTAGTATTTGCAATCATAGCTGCACTAGTCTCATTCTATACATGCTATAGTACAGACAAGCTATGCAATATTTTCAGTAATGAAGAAACTGAGAGTGTACAAACAATTACTTCTGCTGGAGAAGTTATAGACGAACCAGCAACAATTGATGACGTACTTCAATTCCGGCGAGACACTAAGGAATATGAAAGATATGATTCAATATTCATGAATATGCCGGATGTAGCATTAATCGCTATTCTAATGAAAGGAGGTACAAATATGTCAAACAGTGATATCGCTAAAGAGTATCTCTCTAACAGGAAGGATTACGATAATGTAGAATTTGGTGCGCAAATTAATGCAATCTATAAACAAAGGGCAACTGAACCTGATACTATACCAAGGAAATTAAAGCCTGATTCAATTCACTAAGACGACTCAGACTGTGTTTGCTTGTGAAAGTAGGCATAGTCGTCCTCAGGAAATGACAAACCTGTGGGGCGTAAGTAAGTGCATATCTATAGCCCTTAGCTGAATACGACAGAAAGCGCATAGAAATACTCGTATTTGTACTTATAATCGTGCAGACGTTAAAATCAGGTACACCAATAAGGAAAGTTTGACAGCAATCCTGCTTATGTGTTAAAACTATGAGAGAGTCTAAAGTGTAAATGTGTAGAGAAATTTGTTATTATTCTTAAAACAACCTTTATTCTAACAAATGTGCTGATACTAGCTAAGCAAAATCCAGAGTATCCTGGTCGTCGTCAGAATGTTATTAACTTTAAATATTTAAAGAAATGAGTATTATCAAAAAACTTTATTACAAATGGAGAGCATATAAAGTGCGATCTATGGCTAAACAAAAAGTACGAGAAAAGCTTTTTAATAGCCCTCTAGCTTATACTAGAGCTATGAATGAAATTGACTGTATGGTCAATGGTCATCAATGGAGTAGTGAGTTTGATCCTAAAACTGAAATTAATAAGAAGTTTAAGGACAGAGTTTACTGCAAACATTGCGGAGTTCGTTGGCATCAACATGCCTATAAAGAAATTAAGAATTCTTAAATTCTATTAACAATTAATCAATAATTTATGAAACTAATTATGTTCGGGATTACAGATCCCACTATGACTTCTGAGGAAGTTAAACAAATTTTAGCTGATAGCTTTGGTGATAGTATAGGTAATATACTTGAAGTACCTAATGAGTTCTTCAGTAATCAATCTCCTACTACAGCACGACAGAAAAAAGATAGCGACTTCATTACAGCTTGCAAAGGAATTTGTAAAGTATGTGGAGACCCAGTAGAAGAAGAAGGCTTTAGAGCTGAATTCTGGAAGGCTCATCTTATTGACCATGCTATCGAAGAACCTATCCTTGAAGTACTTGCAAAAGGCCCTATAAGTGCTACAGACTATCGTTATCTTAAGAAGATAGGAGGTTCCTATATTCCTAAATTAGCAACATCTGCTTTAATTCTAAAGTAATATGGGAAAGACATTCAAAGATAGTGTGTATAGTATGGCTAAAGCCAGTACTAAGAAGACAAAGACACCTCGTCGTGCTAAGTTACAACCTTATGACCGTAAAACATTCAAAGGTATAAGTTATGAGTAAATTAATTAGTAATCATGTATTAAGGGCAACTGAAAGCAATATGCTTAAGAATGACTGCCCGCTTAACTGCAACAAACAATATTGCACTGATTGCCAATTTAGAGAGAAATCCTCTAAAGTGACACAAAATAAAAAGACTATCATTACTCCTTCGCCAGAGGTATATGGTAGAGATTTGTATTATTAACCCTAAACAAGTTAATATGGTGAAGTCAACCCTAAGAACTACTAACCAACCAGAACCCTAATGGAAGCTTAGAAATAAGCAAGAGTACAATGGACTATACAACGGTCAACCAAGTATTTATACTTAGGTCAGGTGAAGGATATGGGTTGCCTACTGAATAAGAAATACGAATAAGTAGGAGTAGTTCTTTTTTGAAGAAATTAAAAAATTGACTGTTAGGTCTATTGAATCATTGTTTGGACGAGGGTTCGAATCCCTCATGCTCCACAAATTATGGTATTTATAGTTCAACGGTTAGAATAACTGATTGTGGTTCAGTAGATGTGGTTTCGATTACCACTAAATACCCTAAAAACTAAAACAAGGAGATTAGTAGGTTTCCTAGCCATTAGGTTGCAAGTCCTATAAAAAGGAAACCTTAATCTAGGGGCATTATGGATTTGACAGCAATAGTGAAGATAGAATAGGTCAATAAAGCCATAACTGGCAACTTTTATGTAACAGACTACACTCGTATCGCAGCGTGATACGACAAGTCAACGGCTAAGCTAATGTCGTAAAAAGCTGGAGTAAGTAGCTTTAGTTGGTATAGAAGCGCTAACACTGATAAAGTTAGAGGAGTACAGTTCGAGTCTGTACCTTACTACAGAATTAAATCAATTAATTATGGCTAAAAATAATAAAGAGTTTGTAACACTATTAGGTTCAATAGTTAATAATGATCAGATATCTGAAAAAGATAAAGCGTTAAAACTAATATCTAAAATAAAGTTACAGTATTCTAGTATAGAAATACCAAATGATATACTAGAATGCCAAGAAAGAGAAATAGCAGAACTTACTTTACAAAAGTACGATATTATTAAATTTAAGAGTAATACTAATCCTGCACCTCATTATTATGTTGTCTATAAAATAGATAAAGAGTTTAATATTGCATATACAGTAGGATTAACTAGTGATATAACTCTTCCTAATATTATTCCTATTAAAGAATCTAGAATGTTCAAGACATTCTATGTAGCAGAATTTACACCTATTTACTTAAATAGAGGTAACCCTGTTTGTTATAAATTCTGTGGAGTAATAGATAATAAGAAAGAGTTTAACGAAGTATGTAAGGCTATTAAAAAGTACTATAAAACGTTATTTAGATATTAACATGAGAAGTGTAAAACAAATTAAAGCTAGCAAGAGGAATTTTGCAATTATGTATCTTGTAGGTGTAACTATTGTGCTAGAAAGGATCATTAAGAGTACAAGAAACTACGCTATAAAAGGTAGTCTTACTTCAATTAAATGGTCAATCTACGATGTTATAAACCTATTAAGAGATATAGATTACGAACATTCCTTTTATGGACCTCAAAAAGATGTAAATTATGAGTGTAAACAGAGCAATCAATGATCTAATACCTCCTGAATGGTATTATGTACTGAAGAAGAATAGAGTATTAACTCACTTCATTAAGTATATGTATGAATACTGTGTTCCTCAATGTTGGAGGAATAAGTTTATGTTTAAGAAATCTATTGAACGAATTAAGTTTCGTATCAATTCAGGTTTCATGTTCTGCTTCGATCCTCACAATACAAGTGAAGGATATGATTTCTGGAAGAAAATCGATTTAGAAATTACAAATTATATAGAGCAATGTCGGTAAAAGTAATTGAAATCATTCCCTGGGTTAAATTTAATAAACCAGGAGTAAAGGAAGAATTAGAGAAATTATCTAGTTCTTGTACAAGTAAAATGGATTTTCTTTCTCATGTAAAAGATAAGTACGAACTATCTATTACAGATGCAAAGACAGTAGCAGACAAATTTTTCAAAAAGGAGGTATAATTATGTTAGAACTTAAGAAACCAGGCTTGTACATAGCTAATGGTAAAAGCACAAGTGTGTTAATCAGAGTTGCAGGAACTGCACCCTGCTTAACTATTATCAGAGGCATCTTGCTGAATGATATGGAAAAAGATGGTACTATCACAGTACTAGAAAAAGAGAGTCTTGAAATACAAGACATCATGGCTAATCCAAAGTCTTATATATTTGATAAGCCAGCTGTAAGTCAGGCAGTATTGAATACATTAGGCTTAGAGGCTACGGAGAAGAACAGAATTGAGTATACTGAGAAAGAGTTTGCTGGCTATATAGCCTCATACAGACTTAATCGTACAATGTATCCTGATGAATATATTGTAAAGACTCAAGTAGTACTCATACAAAAGGGCTTCTCAAAATCTCAGGCAGATATGATTATAAGTCAAATTGAAACTCGTTTAAGGCTTCAAGGAGAAATGTAATGAATGTCATTGAGTATTTACAAACAAACTTAGAACCATTCTATAGGTTCTATGCTGGACATATACCCATATTAACTACACGTGATATGAATACTCCATTTATTTTAAATGGAAAGGTATATTGTACCGGCTTTATAAATATAGGAAAGAATTGGTATAAAATCGTAGTAGATGAAAGTATGGACGGAGCTATAACATATGGTTTACGTAACTATATTAGTATTAGAGCTATTCATCCAGAAATCTATACTATCATCCGAAGAATACAAGATAAACTTATGTTATCTATGATAGCTAATCTTGAGAGTACTAGTACTAAGACAGAATTAGTACAATTAAGAATAGTTACTAATATGATTATGAATCTTACTTATTTAGACTCAGATATAAGATTAGATTGGACTAATTGGATAAGAGATTTATATTGGAAAAGGAAAGCAGCTGTACATCAGTATATTATAAATTACGTACTGCCTTTTTAATTCTTTTCAGGATTATAGTCATTGGGTTGGCTATAGTCCACTAAAATCTAGCTACTATGAAAGAAGAAGAAAAGCTTCTAGTAGAGCAAGCTAGAGATGGTTCCGAAAAAGCTTTTAATACACTTTACAACAAATATTACAAAACAGTCTGGTATACTGCAAATAATGTAGTAAGAAATACAGATGCAGCAGATGATATAACATCTATGGTATTTACTAAAGTGTACTTAAAATTGCAATCTTTTACTAATCATATTTCATTTGAAATGTGGTTAAAGACAATTACAGTTAATACTGCAATTGACTATATAAGACGGAACAAAAAAGAGCAATTAAATAGCTATATTGATGACGAAGAGTCTAAAATTCAACTAAGCGGGTTGGAGCATAGTCCTGAAGATAATATGATATTTCAACAAAATGTCGATATAGTAATGGAATGCATTCCTCGTTTAAAGAAGAAATATAGAGATTTAATATACGCTCGCCTTGATGGGAAATCCTATCAACAAATTTCACAAGAGCTTGCCATACCAGAAGCAACAGTTAAAACCTGTTTGAATAAGGCAAGACAGAGACTAAAACAATTATTTAACCAATATTAACCAATACTTACAAATTATGGCAAATTCATTTGGTCTATTGCTTGCTGCAATAACAATTTGTTTCATCATCGCAAGATTGATGAAAGATGCCAAAGCCTTCACTAGATTAATGGCCATTCTAGTAGTAGGTTTAATTGTAGGTGCAGGAGTTAAACAAGTATACAAGAAATGTATATCTACTCCTGAGAAAGCTGCAGTAGTTACTGTAGAACCAGCTCCCATGTATAGTAGTAATGCATCTGTTGTTTGGAATGCATTACCTTGCAATCAGGACTATACAAGTAAGGAAAACAAAGCTGATCGTGACAGTACAGTAACTGAAGCAGAAGGAACATCTACAAAGGAAGTAAACAGTACATACATTGATGATTCGTGAAGAGACTTTAATTCTTGACGTATTATTTTATTGTATCTACAAAGTATTTAACAATTAAATGGCGAAGGAGCGCCTCATTATCAAAATGGTAAAAGGAAGTAAGAAAGCTAAAGCATTAGCTAGTAAAGCAAAAACAACTAAGGTAGAGGAACAAGTAAAGACTCAGGATGCTACTCCAGCACCTGTTGAAGCGCCTAAACCTGAAGAAAAACCTCAGGAAGTAGTGGAAAACAAAGAAACCAAAGAAACCCCTGAGGTTAAGGACGAAAAGACAAAGAAAGGGAAGAAACCAGAAGTTATCGTTCCTGAAGTAGTAGAAAATAAGAAAGATACAGCAATGTCTATTTCTTCATCTATTGGACAAATTGTTGGAAGTGCCGGAGGTAAAGGAGATCGCATTGATAAGAATCATGCTATTGAATTTATGGGTATCTTGCACAAGGAATACCTTGACAATCCGGAGACTCCAGAAGACGTAAAGAAGAATCTCAAGAAACAGTTTGACGTAATGACGGCTGTTACTCTTGTTAACTACTTTACTCAGCTTGAAGGGGACTTCCAAAGTATGGGTATTCGCATTAACTCAAATATGAGAGAACAAGCAGAAGCTGTACTTGGAGACTATCTTGGTATCAAGGTTAAGTATATCCAAGCAGAAGACAATTCAAAACAGTTAGTTCTTGAATTCAAAGAAGTTCCAGAAGAGGTTCGCAAGAATGCTAAAGAGGATAAGAAAGTTGCAAAACTTGATATTCCTGAAGCAGATCCAAAGATGTCTGACCCTGAGAAACTTAAAGTATTACGGTCAATCTTTGCTCAGCAAGGAGCTGGAGGTATCGGTAGTAACTTGTTGAGTGGTATCGAATGGGGACGTAGAGCATTCTCATTCTCTATGGAAGAAAAGAAATCTGTAGTATTTGCGAATATCATCAACAAAGGAGCAGATGCTACCTTACTTACCGCAATAAAAGGTATGGTAAGGGGTAAAATGAGTTCTGAACACAGTATCCTTGGTGCTCATGCTTTACTTAAGTCTTGGTGTCCAAGTATAACTGATAAGGAAGTAGCAGAACTTATCCAAGTAATCGTTTCAATCAATGCTGAAAAGAAAACAAATGATTGGAACGAAAATGCTAGTCCTGATCTTAAGACTACTTATGAGAAGGAACTTGAAGCAGTTACTCGTAACATCATTACGGCTAACACAAGTAAAGCAATTGATGCTATCTTGAAAGGAAAAGAAGAAGCTACTTTGGAATATGAAGACCGGAAGGGATTCATAACAATTCATCCAAAAGCAATTCGTAGGACTCTTGAAGCTGCTTATGGCGATTCTGAGAACATCTTAAAAGACAAGATGGAGGAAATTGCTAAATACTATGTGAAGCCAATCATGCGGCTCTCTAGTTATGTAGACAAGAGTGCTTACTCCGAAGAGTAATCAATATGAAACGGTTAAATTTAATAATAACACTGTTTGTAGTGTTATTAGGAGGATTTATTGGATTTGATCCTAATTCTCCGTCTCAAACAATAGGAGCAGAAGAGACTAGAATTCGTTGGGTAGACGTACCTAAAATGCCAGTAGACGTACTAGGCTTGAATAAGTCAGTTTCTGTAAATCTTAAAGATGAGACTGTATCACTTAACGGTAACGTTGATAATACAACTGTGACAATTATAAGGGACGTTGAAACACGCCCAGAGTACAAAGAACGAGTAATAAAGGAGGTAATTTACGAACCAGACATCGTATTTAGTACAAAACTGATGAGCAAATTAATGCCATTAAAACTGCCAAAGATAAACGCAGACCGTAACTAGAGTAGTAAAACGGTATATAAAGGCTATAAACTACAAATTCGTTACTTAAACCTAACTAAGTTGTGTAACGTGGATAATACAGGATACTGAAATGTACTAATAATAGCAAACACTATCTATTTATACTATAGTATGATAACTTATTGTGTTACAAATTATCCAGTAACTGAAGAAGCAATAAGAAAGTGGGAGAGCGTGCGAAACCCACAAGGTGAGAACCGTATTGGAGACCTAAAAGACGCAGATGTGGAAGGAGCAGCTATCGCATCTAAACAAGGCAAGGGGTATCGTTAACCTCTTTATACATTCGTTGGCTAATTCAAAAGCGAAATCACGAAGGAATGTAAACACGTGCCGTACGTTGTCATTTAAATCTGAATCGACTAGCATTCTAGGGTAGTCTCCAAAACTCCCCTGTGCGGGGCGGTAAACAATCCGTCAGCCAAAGAATATTGGCTTAGTGTTCTATTTTATATCTAAATACTTCTGTTGTATAGAAAGTATAATTCAACTGGGAATAGGTTAGGTTGATAGCAAAACTATAACTTAGATATAAGATATATGAAGGAGCAGCGCTTATATATAACTAGCAGAAATTGAGACAGGACATGGCTGAGTAGCTATGATCCGCATAGAACTTCACTTGTATAGAAGCTATGTGACAGATTAACTGGATTAGGTGCAAAACCTATACGCAATACAGTGAACGTTAGAGTTAGCTGTTTGAGACTTAGTCTCTATGGAAAGTAAATTGCGTGTCTTACAGCCTGAGATATTTCATAATATAGTTGCAATTACTATACTGTTTTACTGAAGCAGAATGAGATTAAGGTTATATATAAGAGAAGTGACTTGTTAGTAATGTCACTATAAACCTAAAGTGCTTTGCACTAGGATATAAACTAACTAGCGCCTGAAGTCCGCAATAAGACTATTGGTAGGTAGATATATGAACAATATAAGTATATCTACACGAAAGGAAAGGAAGTGGAGTAAGTCCACTAATAAAACTTACAAAGTAGAAGTAAGGTTACTTTAATACCAAGGTTTGCTATAAATAATTAGGTTAGGAGCTATGCACTCCAGCATAGAGCAGGATCCTACGCGCATCCTAGAGGCCGACACGAAGCAGATTGGAATTAAATCTGTGTATTGCTATACTATAGTAGTCTGTATATGGAGAATATAAGACAATAAATCTATTCGGTATAAGTGCCTACGCTGAAACGAACAGCTATAACAAATAAGGTGAATGTAAACATGTTTAACTTTAAAACAATTGGGAAGTTCAATGGCAGTAGGTTTGACAAACTTACAAGCCACCCCGCTATCGAAGAATCTTGCTACATGAAATTCTGTAAACTAATATGCGCAACATATTAGCCAAGGAGATCGCTGAGACTAATTTTAGTACCTCTCATTAGGGTACTGGTTGAATGGTTGGAAATACCATAAGATGAAGTAGTAACCCGAGATTTATCGCAATGTCGGAAGTGAATCTGTCCAAAAGTGGGCGTCTTGAAAAATTAGACGGCTTTTGTATTAGTGTTTTAGTAACGTTTCTCAACAGAAACGACCCTCATTCGCTTAGAATGTTGTAAGCCTAAATGCCCGTAGATGATACCATTTCATTGATGATGGAGCTCTTTACATCTTTGCATCAAATTGCGTTGTAAGGTACGGCAAAAAACAGGGAAACGGTAAGGTTACGAGTCCCCTTTAAGTACAATCTCGAAGCCTAAGGAATAATTAACAGATTATTTCATACAATGACATATTTATAAAGTTTTAAGTAGAAGTAGATAAACAGAAGAACAGTTGACTCATACGTCTTATGAGTAAAGTCCTACGGGGAATGCTGAGTAGAGCAATAGCACTACGTTCTAGTAAGCGAGTTCTATTATACTTATACACATTTTATCGTAATTTACAAATTTTATCAGACATTAACAATCGTCGTATTACTGAATACATTATTGAGATTAATTAATTCTTTTCATAGCTTTACTAAAGCGGACTTATAATAAATAAGCAGAATTAGCAGAATATGAGTAATACGTGAATTTTTATTATTTTAGTATTAACAATAGATTGAATATCTCGCTAAGACATCAATCTTAAAATCACATAGGAGATATAAATTATGAATAAACCTTCATTTGACACAGCTTTGATCGCTCCGTATAGAGCAGAAATTGAGACTTGGAACCTTATGGGTCGTAAACTGCTCACTGTAAAAGTAGAGCCAGCTGATCTTGAGTTTAATGATAAGGTCCGGAAGAACGAGTTACGGCTTGTACGGCCTATCATGAAGTATATTATTGAAGAAATTGAAATCTTTGGTAGTCAGATTGTCTGCCTTCCGGATGGAGTTACTCCAGTAATCGAATTGAACAATGATCCGTCATTGCAGTTCAAGATTGGACCGGCTAAATTCAACGAAGTAACTACGGATACTATTCGTCAGGCTGTTGAGTTCAACAGTAAAACTAGTATTGCTGGTCGGGAACCTATCTTCTTCACTGACTATCTTGCACTTGTTGAACAGGTAAATCGTCTGAATGGCTTTGAGATGGAGAAGGCTAATCAGATTGCAGAAGAGATGCTGAATCTCTCTAAGATGTTGCAGGATTTGAATAACTTGCAGACTACAAACTGTGACAAGTACTATGACGAAATTGGTACCCCGTTGAAAAAATAAAAAATAATAAAGAATGAAGATTCTTTCTAACTCTAAAAAACTGTTACTTGAACTCTTACTTAAGGATCATCGTATTAGTAGTGAGATACTACTTAATGGAGAGGTCCCAGCCTATATCAAAGTCCATGACGATGGGTCAGTGACTTTCGGCAGAACTAAGAAAGGATTCTGGAATTGGCTTTTCAAAGATGAGAAGCGATATGAATTCAGAGAGTTAAGTACAATGATGCTTGCTGCATATAGTAAGTATCTACCGCCAAACGAGTATCTTAGTAATATTCTAACTAAGAATATCATTGAAGATGCTTATAAAAAACATGACTATGAATCTGTTATTGATCGATTTGCATTATATGCCTTTCTAGGTGTAACAGAAGGTGATTATGTAATAGACAAAATTAAGCTGATAGACGAAGACACACAACAACAGCAGAAAAAGAATGTGCGTGGTCGAAGAATTGGAAATACAATAGGTTATCTTGATCTAGGTGGAGGATCTTTACCAGTAGGTATTTCTATAGTCGAAAACGACTAAATATCATTCATGAATAAGTATTAGCAGATGGACGCTTATTCATACTTAAGATTGAATAAACTCATTAGAAGAGTAATTGAGTATTTTATACAAGTAAAGAAGTTAGATGTAAATACTTCTTTATAAGTATAAAGAAAGAAGAAATGATAATGTTTATATAAAACCACAAGAGCCTAAGACGATGGGTCAGGTATCTTGGTTTTATGGCATGATGTTGGAATTGGTAGACAAGACAGACTTAAACTCTGTTAGGCATTAGCCTGTGCGGGTTCGATTCCCGCTCGTGCTACATATGCCTCTAGATGATGACTGTAAAGTTAATAAGGCAAGCCTAAAATAATAAGGGCTATTCTTTCGATAGAACTAGAGGCACTACAGGTAAGCGATTTTCTAATATGCAATTGATCAAATTATTAACAATTAAAATCAATTATATATGACGAAATCAATTACAACAGATATTAAACCAAACACACTCATTACAAAACGTGATAGTATTACAAGTGAAATCTCTCGATATTGGAAGATTATTGCTACAGAGAATGTAATTAAGAAAGGAGTTTCTCGTAACTACGATCTTAAGAGTTTATTAGTACGCATTAAAGCATTGTACGATCAGCTTATACTTATTAAGCTTCGTATTCAGTGTGCAAATATGGGAATGAAACTTAAAGATCTTCCTAAAGACGCAAACATTATTAACATTTATAAGCTATCTGCTTTAAATGAGTATTATGTAAAGCTTGACGAGATGATGAAAAAGCATACTATCAATCCTATTCTTAAAGCTAAGAAAGGTAAACGAAATCTAGGTATTACAGAAGAGATTACTCGTAATTACTTCCGTAATAAACAAAGCGAGTGTTTGATTACATTGAATGAACTGCGTAAAGCTATTGCAGACTTTAATGATAATACAGATTTAAGCGATGACACAGCACCTTTATACTTAGTTGTTGCTTAATATGTAACAAAATCTATAATATTAAATTTATTAAATCAAAAGAGCAGGTAAGTATTTACTTGCTCTTTTATAAAACTATTAAATTATGAATAAGACTGATCAACAGAAAAACAATAAATATATTAATTACTGGACAGAGTCTGGTAAGTCAGCAAAAGAAGCTAATCAATCTATTAAGATTGCTAAGACTATAACTTATAAAGATAAAAGTGGTAAAATACGTAGTATAACTACATATCATCATCCTACTTTAAAAGAGATTACGTTAAGTAAACCTCATATTAAAGACTATAGTCTAACAAAGGAACAGAAAGAAGAACGTTTTAATAATGCTCCATTTAGTGAGTATCATAACAAACTTATTAATCTTACTTATAGTAAGGAGAATAAGATTGCTAAGCAACAAGCTCAGATTGCAGCACATAATAGTAAAATAGATTCTATTATATGTAAAACTAGAGCAAGAAAGTTAGCTACTGCTAGAATTAGACGAGAAAATTGTCCTAATATACTTATAATACGCAGAGAGGATAGTAAAGGTCTTCCTTATGACTTTAGCTGTAATCCTTCTAGAAAGAGCCTAGAAGAGCTTAGAAGAGATGCTCTCGAAATGTTACCTATATTTAGTAAGTCTATGAAAGACTTCTTTAGTATTGAGATTTGGGAAGCATCAGAATATGCAAATAAGTATAATAGAGGTAATTATCGTTATTGCTTATTTAGAGATAAAGAACAACGACTTAATGCAGCATAATATGAAAATAAGTTCTTTAGATGCTATTTCTATTAAAAAGGAATCAGCTAAATTAATTAAAGTAAACACTGAGATAAGAGAAGGACAAGCAGTCTTCATTGTAGCTCAGGAAAAGTTCCCTAAAGCGGTCACTAAACTTAAGAATACTAAGTATGATTGCTTCTATGAAGATTCTAGAATAGATTTATTTCTATCAGAATTACAAAATTATGATGCTGAGTAAAGCCTCTTACTTAAAAGTAATGTAACTCAGTTTTTAGCCAATCTGGTGAGATTCCAGAGGTGGTCTTCTGTATAGCTCAAAAAGAGGTAGAGCCGTAGCAATATGTAAGTCTATGTGAGTGTCAGTTCGAATCTGACTACAGAAACAAACTAAACTTTAATTTTATGCAAATACGTGGAAAAACGGTATTTGTATTCGATATCGAAGTATTTCAAAATATCTTTCACTGTTCTGTTAAAAATACAGAAACAGGAGAAATATACAAATTTGAAATCTCTGAAAGAAAGAATCAACTAAGAGAGTTAGTTAAGTTCTTTAAACAAGTATATTCCTATATAAAATGGGGAGACTTCTACGGAACAGAATTAGTAATAGATTCAGATGTTATCTTTTGTGGATATAATAATCTACATTATGATAATCCTATAATAAATTATATTATAGAGTATGAAGATAGATTAATGAAATATAATGTAGCTACTATATGTAGTTCTATATTTAATCTAAGTAAAACTATTACTACTTCCACAGAAGATAATATAGATGCTTGGAAACATTGGAAGTATCAGATATGGTTTGATACTTTTGATTTACTTACTATGTTATACTCTAGTAAACTTAGAGTAGGATTGAAGGAAATCCAAGTAACTATGCAATATCCTAATGTACAAGAATTTGTATGTGATTGGGATAAACCTCTTCCATTAGAAGATTTTGATAGTATGATAGACTATAATATAAATGATATTGAGTCTACTACAGAGCTTTTAAATAGGTGTAAAAAAGATATTGATTTACGTATAGCTATTGAAGACGAATATGGAGTAAGAGTTCTCAGTAAAGATGGTGTAAATATTGGAATGAAGATTTTAACTCAGAAGTATCTAGAAAAGACAGGTTTGTCTTGGTGGGATATTGAAGGATTAAGATCTCCAATGGATTATATTCCTTTAAAGGACGTAATACTACCATTTATTAAATATGATAGTCCTATATTACAGAAAGTACTAAATGATATGAAAAGTCAAATAGTATCTCCTGGTAGGAAAGGATATGAGAACAACTTTGTATTTGAAGGATTACGCTATACTGTAGGAGTAGGAGGAATTCATTCTAAGAATGATCCAGAAATAATTATTCCTAAAGAAAATGAGATGCTTATAGACATCGATGTCGCATCACTATACCCAAGTATGTTAATTGAATATGGATTCTATCCCAAACATTTAGGTCCAGAGTTCTTAGAAGTATATTCTCAGATTAAAGAAGAGAGAATAGAAGCAAAACATAATGGAGATAAAGTGAAAAATGAGACATTAAAGTTAGCGTTAAATGGTTTATCAGGTAATCTACAAAATGAACATAATTTTTGTTATAGTCCTGAAGCAGTAATGAAAATCAGGATAAATGGTCAGCTACTATTACTTATGTTAGCAGAGAAATTAACACAAGTAGGATGCCGAATCGTCCAAGCTAATACAGATGGTTTATTTGTATTACTTAAGAAAGATAGCTATCAACAAGTTAACATTATTTGTAGAAATTGGGAACAACTTACAAAACTTACTCTTGAAGAAGAACGTTTTGAAGCTATGTACCAATATGCAATTAATGATTATATTGCAGTTAGAGAAGGATATAAGGAAACTAAGAATCCTGATCTAATTAAAACAAAAGGTATGTTTATTACTAAAGTATTGTTAGGAAAAGGATTATCTGCAAAGATAATACCCGAAGCTATAATTAAATACTTTGTAGATGGAATACCAGTTGAACAGACAATTAAAGAATGTGAAGATATACGTAAATTCCTAATATCTGAAAAAACTGGTAAACAATGGCATGTTGAATATATGAATGAAGAACAACAAAGAACTAACCGTTTCTATGCATCTACTAATGGTGGATATCTATGGAAATGGAAAGATAATAATGGAGTACCAGCATATCAAAATATGCTTACTGCTTCTGGTGTTACTCTTCTAAATAAGTTTGACAATAAGCCAATTGAAGAACGCAAAATTAATTACCGATATTATCTTAAGGAAGCTCTTAAGATAATTGAGGAATTACAACCAAGACAATTAGAACTGTTTTAACAGAATCTAACATATTGTATCAAATTCTATAATTGTCATAAACTTTAATGCTTATGATACTAGAACTAGATACATCTCTATTAAATAAATTTAATTTATCAATAAATCAACTAGTATTTATTTCTCTTGTATTGAATGATAATCAAATAAATAATCAAGACATTCATGAACTTCTCAGCCGAGTTAATGAAGAAGAGATACAAGAGTTAATTAATCGTAACATTGTTGTAGTAACTACTTCTGACAACAATAAAATTTATAGTCCTTCTGAAGAACTACTTGAAACTATTAAGAAAGATAGAGAAAGTATGTTTGATGAGTTCTATGAAGTATTTCCAGTTTATGTTATAAGACCTGATGGAACTAAAGGTTTTTTAAGGGCAAATGTAAACAAATGTAGAAAAGAATATAACCGTATCATAGGTAAATCCAAAGCAATACATGAACATATCATGGCTTGTCTGAGGTACGAAATTGATAATAAAATGCAAACAGGCAAAATAGGTTATATGAAAACTATGTGGAAATGGCTCACTCAACATGAGTGGGAATGTTACGAGGAACAAATGAACACTGAAACAACTGAACATTGTGGTTATGGAGAAAATACAATTTAAACCTATATCTTCAGTAGTGGATGAATCTGTTCAGTATATTAAAGATAGAAAAGAGAAGAAAATAACGTCCTTAAAGACAGGATGGAAGAAGTTTAATTTCGCTACTGGTGGAATTGAACCTAATATGATCTTTACTATTGCAGGTATATCTGGTTCAGGTAAATCTTCATTTGCAAATACGCTAATATTTGATTTAATTGATCTTAATCCTAATCAGAAAATCAAAGTTCTTTATTTCTCATTTGAAATGGTAGGCTATCGAAATGTAGGTAGAGCTATTAGTAATAGAGTGAGAAAAACTGTATCTGAATTATACAGCGGTAAAGAGACTTTAGAGGATGAAACATTCGAGAAAGCTTTATCGGAAGCTGAAGTATTAAAAAAGTATCCAATATACTTTGTTGATACTCCTCTAAGTGTTGAACAAATGGAACAAGCAATTGATGAATTCCACGATAGTATTGATAAGGATACTTGGCTAATAGTAGTATTAGACCATGTATTACTTGTTAATGGAGATGGTGGAGAAAGAGCGGTAATAATAGATTTACAGAAAATGTTTATTCGTAAAAAGAAATTATCTAATACGAGTATTATACAACTTTCACAGATGAATCGAAATATTGAAGCTCCTGATAGGATAAATAATCCTTCAAGCCACTTTCCAATGAGAAGTGACTTGGCTGCATCTGATGCAATATTTCAAGCGAGTGACTTTGTAATAGCAATTCATCGCCCAGAACTATTAAATTTAGCTATATACGGTGTTAAGCGCTTACCTGTAAAAGACAAAGTGTATCTTCACTTTCTTAAAGTAAGAGATGGAGAACCTTGTATATTAGAATTTAACAACGAGTTAAAATACGGCAATTTAATAGAGACTGAAAGTACTACATCAGAGCAGAAAGTAGTATTTAACAATAAAATAGGCTGAAATTATGGGAAAATATTTTACAGTAACTCTTCCGAATAAAAAGTGTGATAAAAAAGGTATGTATAAGAACTATCTGTTAAAGCGTTTGGCTTTAGCTTATCCAGAATTGTTGATTGATGGTATTGACACAGAAGAGACTCCCTTTAGTTACCAATATATTGGACCGAACGATAAGATTCGTTTTGGTGCAGACATCTATTCTCCTTGTGACGTAGCTAAGTACAATAAGTGTACTTACTGTCCGTATAAGGTAGATAATTATAATCTTGCAACTCAGTTTGATCTTGCAATGAAGAAACTTGATGACTATGCGAAAATGCGTCGTAGTTGTCATAAACCGCTTTATGATTTTCGTTTGCCGGATGGTACTCCGGTTAAGGAATACGGAAATTTTATCCAGGTAGGCTATAAGCTTATCCCGAAATACAATCGTAATTATATTATTGGTATGCCTGAAGAAGATCAGGCAATTATCAATAATATTATTATTATGATTAATAATAGCACTGAAATTAATGCAACTCTAAATATCTAATTTTACTTTATTTATCATATATTTCCAAATTTTGTCATATACTATCATATAATAAAAGTAAAATAGGTAAAAACCTATTTTAACATGTTAGTACTACCAACAGAAAAAAATAAGCCAAGAGTACAGAATCCAAGATTTTTAATATTCTTTGGCAAACCTAAGTCTGGTAAAACTACATTACTATCTATGCTTGATGGTTGTCTAATTATAGACTTAGAAGGTGGCTCTGAATTCTTAGAGGCACTTTCTATTCAAGCACGTAATATTAATGATTTAGCTGAGATAGCTAATCAAATTAGGCAGAAGATTTCTCAAACAGGTCAAAAGCCTTATAAATACATAGCTATAGATAATGCTACTCGATTAGAGGAAATGTGTCTAGGCTATGCAGCTACACTTTATCGTCAGACTCCTATGGGTAAGACATATAAAGGAGAAGATATTAGAACATTACCAAATGGTAGTGGTTATCTATATCTTAGACAAGCTGTACGTAAGGTCATAGATATGTTTAAAGAGCTTTGTGATAATTTTATCTTAGTAGGACATACTAAAGATAAGATGATTAACAAAGAGGGAGAAGAACTAACAGAAATGGCTCTAGATCTTGTAGGTAAGTTAGGAGACATAGTATGTGGTGAAGCTGATGCTGTAGGTTATGTGTATCGTAAAAAGAATGAAACAATAGTTTCATTTGAAGGAGGAGATAACTCTATACGAGAAGCAAGAGCCCCTCATATTAGAGGAAAAAAGATAGTAATAGCAGAAAGTGATGAAAATAACAAGATTACTACCCATTGGGATAGAATCTATTTACCAGAATAAAAAAAGGAAATAAGATATGTATAGTAAAGAAAGAGCGCAACAAGTAACAAAGAATGACGTTAAGTTTATCCCCGCAGGTATTCAAGAAAATGTAGCACTTAAGAGTGCACGTGTAGCAGAATCTCCTACAGGTAGAAAATTCTTTGAGGTAACATTTGAGAAAGACGGAGCAACATTAGTACAGACTGAATGGAAACCTGATAATAAGAATGGTGAACTCAGTGATGAAGCAGTACAGAAGAAAGAAGATAATCAATTTTCTCGTATTATGCAGTTGTTGCTTTGTTTCTATAAGGATGAACAACTTGTATTTAACGGTACTAAATTTGAAGAATTCTCTAAAGAAGTAGTAGATTATTTGAATAATGCAGATAAGTCTAAACTTCTAAGAGTCAAAGTTGTATATAACGATAAAGGGTATACTACTCTTCCGTCATATGCAAAATATACATTTGTAGAACCTATGGTATTACCTGAAGGACAGACTTCAGCTATTACTGAATTACGTATTGATAACTTTGCTAAGCCTATTGTTGCAGATGTTGAGGCACCTGTAGCAAGTATTGATTCAACTATGAGCAGTATAACTCCTACTATGGAAGCTGCAGTTACTAATACTACAGAAGTAAATCCTTACGGTTTGCCGTTCTGATAAATTCTATAAATGAAATAGCTACCTACGCTAGGTAAATATAGCGATACGAGGGTTATATACTATAAAGTGTATAATCCTCGTTTTTATTTTGTATAACTAAAATCAATTTATAATGCGTTTATCAAAATTTATTAATAAAACTTTCCTTAAAAAAGTAGGTAAAGAAGCAGATATAATAGACTCTAACTATACAATTCAAAACATTAATATTAAAAATGGACATAATATTAAGCACGATGAGTTAAAAGAAGGAGACATTGTTTATGCAGCTATTTCTACTACTATTAAAGAAAATGGAAAGAAGAAACGATTAAATCAGAGAAAAGATATTTACCAGTTAAAAGACTCGTTTGGTAAATTTGTATTTATCGATTATCTTGGTAACGAGTACAAGACATCTTTAACTGCTATTAAGATAGTTCATTGTATATCTTTCAAACAAAAAGAAGCAGAGATAAATGAATTACTTGATAAGTATGAAAAAGAACAAATAGAAGCAGAAAGACTAAAGTATCTAGAGGACAGTAAGAAATTAGGATTTAAATTTACTGACCTTGAGCCAGAAGATAAGTTACGTAAAACTATAGATTCTGGTATAAAGAATATATGGATGGTTGGTCCTGCAGGATGCGGTAAAAGTACAATGGCAAGAAATGTTGCAACAGACATGAATTTGCCATACTTATGTATTAGTTGCGGTATTGGGACTTCGGCTACTGAGTTTATTGGTTATAAGTATCCGACACGTGAAAGTACTCGATTTGGAGAATTTTACGCTAAACCATCTATTATATTGATTGACGAGATAACAGCTTTAGATCCTGCTGTGGCGCAGATTCTAAATGCAGCGTTAGCTAATGATGAAATTGAGACAACCACAGGCTTAGTTCATCGGCATCCGGAATGTATTATTATTGCTACTAGTAATACTTTTGGTTTTGGATGCGACCGTCAATATGTAGCAAATAACCAGTTAGATGCGTCGACTATAGACCGATTTATAGGCGGTATTGTAGAAGTTACGTATTCTGCTAAATATGAAAGTAGGTATGATAGTGAAGTTGTTGAATATGTTAGATCTCTTAGAGACTTTATCTCAGAACAAAATATACGAAAAGTATGCTCTACTCGTATGATACAAGCAGGACATAATTTAAAGTATAATCATTTCTTAGATTGGAAATGGCGTCTAATTATTAATTGGACAGATAATGAGAAAGAACAGTTAACTAGATGGTTAACAGATAGAGAACAAACAATAACAATTAATTATCATGGTAAACCTAACTTATAAATACGATAGTATCACTAAGTTTTATGAAGACGCTCTTCATCCAACACCTGAAGGTAATATTCAGGATACTCAAAACTATTTAGAAACAGAATTTAAGTCTTTTAGAGGAATGGATATAGCTAATATTAAGAAGAATCAATATGGTTATACTAAAGGTCTAAAAGATCTAGCTAAACTTGAGCTTAATTTAAGTTTAGGAGGTTCTAAAAGAGATTATAAATGGGATGAATTAGATGGTGATGATATGAATTATGATCGTCTAATGGAAGGATTTCCTGCTATGAAGAAACGAATAAAGACTCATGGCATTGGAAGTGGACGTTTAATAAATGTATATGTAGTTATATCTGAAAATTGTAATATAGGTGCTGAAGAAATGCTTAATAAAGCATATACTGCAATACAAATTGTAGATCTACTTGAAGGTTTAGGTTATAGAGTAGCAGTATACTCTTGTGATAGTACAAATGATTCGAGTGGTACCTATAAAGGTGAAACAGGAGTAAGATATGAAGTATATGTGTGTCTTAAACGTCATGAAGATTCCTTAAACAAAGGATTAATACTTAACGGTATTAGCCCTTGGTTTTTCCGCTATTATTTCTTTGCTCACCAGAAAGGAAGATATAAAAATGGTTGGGGAATGGGAAGTGCAGTTCCTTTAGATTTAAAACAAACTAAAGAAAATATTGTAATAAATCATGGACAATGTCTTAGTAAAGACTCAGCTGAACGGAAGATTAAACAAATACGAGAATTATTTGGAGTAGACTAGGATACGTTATGCCATAAAGAGCAGCTATGCCTTAATCCTGTATAGTGGTGTACAAAGATAGGTGTGAGTCCTATGATACGAAAAGTTTACTCTACGGTTTGAAAGAGAATTAGCTCTATACTAATAGAGATTTATCAGCTTTCTTTCTATAAATATATTTCTAGGTAATAACTCGTCAGGCTATGCAACGCATAGGGGAACGCTTATTGACGAAGTACTATTTTATAGAATATGCAAACATAGACTGAAAAAACATGATTCGGAGACTAGTTAACATTATTAACTAAATATGGAGGAATAGTAATGTGACTATAATAACATAGAAACTAATAACATATAATAACAAATATTATCCTATAGTAATAAATTCTATAGGATATACGAGAGATGCGTTAACTGTGATAGGTAGTACAGGTCGCCAAATGGGGATAGCGTGTGGTGTGGTTCGAATCCATCCTCTCTCACAATTAATTATACAACAATATGTATGACAAAAGAAGGGTTAAAATCCCTACTGATATTACTTTAGATTATATATTATCTAAAGTAAGTGAGTATGATATATATGCTCACTACCTTGGACAGTTTAAGGTTGGTGCTATATATAATAGTCCATTTCGTAAGGATAAGAATCCTTCTTTTGGAATCTATTATAGCAAGAGAACTAAACAGTTACTATTCAAGGACCATGGAACAGGTGAATGTGGTAATATAGTTAAATTTGTATCATTGTATACAGGTTTAACAAATTATAATGATATACTAAAAGATATTGTTAAACAGCTTAATATTACTACAGACACTAAACTCGATAGCTCTAAGCAATATATACCTTCATCTGAGACTGTAATTGGTATAGTAAGGCAGAAATTTACTCCTACTGATATCAATTATTGGTCTCAGTTTAATATCTCCGAAAAGACATTAAAGAAATTTAATGTGAATAGTATTAAGTATTACTTATGTAATGGAATAGTTAAAGGAATATATAAAGAAGATAATCCAATGTATGCTTATAAAGTGTATAACAACTTTAAAATATATAGACCTTTAGCTGATAAATATACTAAATGGAGGAATAACCTTACTGAGTATGACATACAAGGGTATGCTCAATTACCAAGTAAAGGTGATACTTTGATTATAACTAAAAGTATGAAAGATGTAATGTGCCTCTATGAAATGGGAATACCAGCTATATCTCCTTCATCAGAAAGTACATTTATACCTAATGATATATTAGAAGGCCTTAAGAAGCGTTTTAAGCGCATTATCATTCTGTTTGATAGAGATAATGCAGGTGTAAAATATCTTCGCAAAATGAGCCTTAAAACAGGCTTAGAAGGGCTTTTAGTACATAAGAAATTCAAAGCTAAAGATATATCTGATGCTATTAAAGCAAATAGTTTTGAAGAAATAAAAGAATGGTTATATGGCGAAATTAAAAAGCAAAATACCAAAGAAGAAAAAGAATTAGGGGAAAGTAAGGAATGCAACTCCTAATGTATATGATGGAATTAAGTTTAGAAGTAAACTTGAAACATATACATATAAAAAACTTAAAGAAGCTAATATACCAGCGCAATATGAAGCAATCCACTTTGAATTAATACCTAAATTTGAATATAATGGAGAAAAGATAAGAGCTATGACATACTTACCAGACTTTGTTGGAGAAGACTTTATAATAGAATGTAAAGGTCTAATGGGTGATTCATTTCCTTTGCGTTGGAAAATCTTTAAATATACTCTTATGAAGAGTAATGTTAAGTATAAGCTATACTTAGTAAGAAACCAAAAGCAAGTTGATCAAATGATCAATGAATTAAAAACTAAAAAATAACCGATTATGTCAGAATTTATTAAAGTAGACAACAAGATAGTAACAAAACCTAACGGTTTGGATTGTGATTTAGTAAACGGTAAAGTATACAGCTTGAAGTTTGATAGATTTGGAGTAGGAGTATTCCTTGAAGAAGATGGATCACTTAGCCTACCTAAGAAAGTTTACACGACTAAAGATGATGAAATCTTTGTAAAACGTGTAATTAATTACTTTAATAATACTAGTAAACTATCTACTGGTGTAATGCTTAGTGGTATCAAAGGCACTGGCAAAACTGTTATGGCTAAAGTCATTGCAGAAAAGTCTAATCTTCCTATATTTGTAGTAGATGAAGATTTCCCTACACATATGATTAATGACTTCTTTCGTAAATTTTCTACTCCGGTAGTAGTAATTTTCGATGAAGTGGATAAGCATTGGGATACAGAAGATTTATTAGGATGGTTAGATGGTGTGCAGACAAATGCAAAGAAGTTAGTTCTTTTTACATGTAATAATGAAGAAAGAGTTAACTGTTATCTAAAAGATAGGTGTTCTCGTGTTCGTTATAGTCGTCATTTTGAGCCTAACGATAATGCTCGTTTCCTTAAAGAGATCTTAAAGGATAAAGGTATAAAAGAGAGTGATATTGACTCTATTTATGAATTTATTGTAAGCAACTTTAACTTATTATCTATTGATAATATTTTATCATTTATTGATGAGAAGTTAATGTTCCCTGAAATATCTAATGCAGGTCTTTTAAAAGATTTAAATATTACTACAAAAGAAGAAGAAATTGTAGAATATGATTCTAATAAGGATTACGAAGATGATAATGACGACAATGACGATGATGATTGGGATGACGATGATTATGAAGATGAAACTGAACATCCTATAATTAATCTTAAATCAGCTGCGTAATAACAAATAAGGCTAGTAGAAATACTAGCCTTTAAATTTTAACTATGAAAATATGTAGTTTAAGTGATATACATGGTTCATTTATAGATATACCAGAATGTGATGTATTATGTATTGCAGGAGATATCGTTGATTTAAATAGTCAACGGTCTATAGATGCATCTAGACATTGGTGGTATAATAGATTTACTAATTGGGTAAACAGATTACCATGTAAGAAAGTTATTATTACTCCTGGTAATCATGACTTTTTCTTAGAAGATGCTTATGATAAAGGTTATTATAGTGAGTTAAAACAAGATTTATCTGTAAGAACTAATGGTAAATTAGTTATCTTAATAGATGAACAATATACTTATGAAGGTATAAAGTTTTACGGATGTCCTTATATTAAACCTATATCATTTCAAAAAGGTAGATGGGCTTTTGAGGATAGAGGAGTAAATGTAGGAGAAATAGATCCAGATATAGGTGAAGAGAATACTTCTGATGAAGTAATTACTCATTATAATAAGATACCTAATGATATAGATATCTTAATTACTCATGATAACCCATTTAACAATGAGTTATTAGGAAATGTAGCTAAACATAAGATAGCTCATTTCTATGGACATTGGCATGAAGGACCAGAGTCAAGAAAATCAGGTTATTATAATTGTTCATTATTAACTGATATGTATAATAATAAGGATAATTATGAACCTGTAATTATAGATACAGAAGAACAAGTTATAGAAGAAGACGATATACCTTGGGAAACTAATTTAAATACTGAAGAAAATGAACTTATTACAGAAGATTTACAGTAAGCTAGAAAAGAAAGTGAATGAAGTATTAATGACTCGAAAGTTTAATGCTTTTATTGAATCAGAATTAGTTGAAAAAGAAGAAAAGAAAGAAAAATGGTTAGATCTTATGAAGAGTAGTTTAGAAACTGGACGTTTTAGTGATGCTTTTGTTTACTACGATTCTTATCTAGATACTAATACAGATATTGAACGGCTTAAAGCTTTTAAAGATTTTGTATTAAGTGAAAAAGATAATACGGAAAATTAAATATTTCATTAAATGATGAAGATTGATATTCCTTATTATGAAGATAACACTCGCATCAGTAATAGTGCTATAGGTTGGTTCCTTAAGAAAGGGCCTAGATATCTTCGTGATATGCTAGATGGAAATGAAGAAGGTATATCAGGTAAGTTCCTTGAAAAAGGAACTATGATACATGAGTATATTCTTCAACCAGAAGAATTTTGGAAAGACTACGAAATATTAGATTTTGAAGTCCCAAAAGTAAAACAACAGAAAGATTTATGTGAGTATTATAGTACTCATAAATTAACTGATCCTTTAATAGATGAGGAGAAGCTATTACTAGATGCATATAATAATTCTTATAGCAATAGTAAAGGAGTAGATATAAAGAGATCAGAAGCAAAGCATATTATAGAAACTTACAGTCAGTATATTACTTATTTACAAGTAAGTTCTACAAAGAAGGTTATTTCATTTGCTGATTTAACTATGCTAAAGCAAATTAAGGAAAACCTACAAGAACATGTAGCGGCAAATAATTTGCTGTTTAATGTTCCAACTACATATACCTGTCATAATGAGTATCATATTAATTGGGATTTATATGATGTAAAATGTAAATCTTTACTTGATAGAGTAATGTTTGATCATGTTAATAAGAAAATCATTTTGATAGACCTTAAAACTACTAGTGATGTTTATAATTTTAAACATTCTGTAGAAGAATTCGATTATTACAGGCAAATAGCTTTTTACCTTTGTGCTATTACTTGGTATATGCTTAATGAATTAAATCTTAATCCAGATGATTATGATTTTGAAGCGTATATTATTGCGATACAAACAAATGGAAAATACGAAGTTAGAGTATTTAATATGTTTAACGAAGAGGAGTTACTCAAACGTAGAAATATTATAGCAGATACTTTAAAAGAAATTTCATATCATATCAGTTCAGACAATTGGGAACATACTCGTAAATATTACGAGAATAATGGTGTTGAAGAACTTGAATGATGTTAGTATATACATTGTACCATTATTAGATGATAATCTTACTTGGAATGATTTAACTGTAGAAAGTGGATTCATAAACGCTTATACTACAGATAAAAATAGACCTTTTTTAGAAGAAAAGGTCTTTCTTGTATACGATAGTAGTGTAAATACTAAAGAATCTATAGATAGATATAGGAAGTTTAAGAATCTAGATTCTCTATATAATACTAGGTATATTACTATAAATAGTAAGCATTATACTGTATATTGTTTAAGTAATCCTAAATATAAGAAAGATATTAATGATCTTAAATCAGTAGGTAAAACATATAATGTAAATGCAGCATTAGAAATAAATAGATTTTGGGCAAACGTGCCTGTTCCAGAATTAGCACAAAGATTATTTCTAGATACTTATAGATTTGGTGATACTATAAGTGCTGAACTACCTGAGGAAGATTATTATAGTTATGAGGAGCGTGATGAACTCTCATAACAAAATAGGCTGAGTAACTTAATACTCAGCCTTTCTTTTTACAATATATCTAACGAATTGATAATTTAGATAGAAACTTTTAGAAGTTCATTAACTAATTCTATAAATAATTTCTTTTTGCTTTTGGGTCTGTTGCTTCTATGATACTCTTAATAGGAGTAACTTTAATTATATTTTTCAATATAACTGGTAATCCCTTATAAGGTCCTCTATCTATTATTGTAAATGGGGTTCTATCACCTACATATGATGCTGGATTCATAAGATTAATAAAACTAGAGGCATTATCAAACCAGTTAAAAGCCGCTGTAGGAGACTTAATTAGAGACATAAATTCAAATGGGTTATACATAGTTCTAAACTCAAAAGCGGAACGCATAGCTAAATATGTAATAGACTATATTAACCAAGTATCATACTCATCGTCTCCATCTACAATTGATGCCATTACAAGAGCTACTGCAGTAGAAGCTGCTATAAGTACTAATTCATTCAGTGTTCTTCTAACAGCATACTACTCGTATTCTTTTAAATTATCATAATCTGCTAATAACTAGGCTATAGCAAAATGTCTCTGCCCTATAACATTCTTTAAGAACCTACCAGTAGATCTGTAATATCCTTCTTCTTCTACTCCTAAATCAAGATTAAATTGTCTTCTCTTAAATCTATCATGTAATGCAGATATCATAAAGTTTCTGTGTAGTACTATATATGAAGCAATAGCATTAGCGTGTACTGCTGCTTTATCTATCTCTCTTAGAGTACCATCTATTCTCTAAGTAAGTATATTAATTCTATTCCTTACTTCATTCTATAACTTATCGTTAACGTACTATTTATATTTATCCTATACTTTTATATCTCCATTCTCATCCTCTTTAAATACATCATATAAAGTAACTGGTAGCTACTCAAACTTAGTACTATTAGAATTAAATTTATCTATGTACTATTGTTTGGTCATAAATCCCTCTCCATCTACAAATCTATAGCTATGATATATACTTATAACTGTATGACTTTTAACTGTATAATCAGACTAGGTATAACCAGCAAACCAGAAATTCTAATTTATAGATCTTAATACCTAACTTTCATCAAGCCTATCAAATATTTCTTTGTTATCCTTTATTACTTGATTAAGCTACATCAGGTATGACAATTTACCTTTAGGAACAGGATTACCAATATTTGCCATTATATATGGTAATTGTCTAGCAAATTCACCAGAAGCAAATTTGAGATCATTCATATCAAAGAATCTTCCCATCTTAGCCTCTAAAGTAGTATAAGTAGCATCAGTAAAGAAAGAAGTACCTATAGACCATAGGTTACCAGACAAGTTTACCTTAGTAACAAAACCTCTTATTATATCAAGTGTCTTACCTACGTTTATCTCTTTACCCAAAATATCTACAATAATAGGAGTCTTGTTTCTTCCATACATTATTCTGTCAACTAACAACTAAGCTTGTTTATATATATTTGATGAACCTGCTGTTTTTAACTCCTTCTTAGTTCTTATCTAAATATTTTTAAGCAAATTAAGTAGAAGTTCTACGTCATCCTACTGTTCTACCATATTGTTATAATTAACAGCCATATTATAGTAAGCTATAGTAGATGCTACAGCATCAGTAGATATTTCATTAGTATCATCTAACATCTTTATAAATCTAGTAGGTATTACTTTGATAGGGTCTCCATTAGGCATTGTAGTAAACTCTTCAACATAATCCATGTCATCTACTTTTGTAACAGCTATATCCTCAAATACATATTTTAAGGCATTGAGTACATTGTCTTTTCTACCAAGCACCTACATGAATCTAGCTGGTATCTACGGCATTCTGTTATCATCTGCAAACGTTAAAAATGATATATATTCGTTAGCCTTTTTCATAGTATCAGACAAACTGTCATATAGTTTCTTTAATTCTGGTTTATCTGTTACTTCCTTATATGCCTTACTATTATCATAATACTTCTTATTAGGTTGTATGGCAGGTCCAGATGGATCCCAATTCTTATTATACCAATCAGATGTATTATCTAAAGTAGAGTATCTACTTATAGGTGCATATTCTGTATACTTTTCTAACAGTTCATCTTTTGGTTTTAACTCTGTATAATATGATGCTGGATGCATTTTACCTCTACCATCCTCATAATGATTTTTATTAAACCAATCATTATAAGCTTCAGTACCCGACTCTCTAGCTGCCTAGCTATCTTTATAATATTGTTCTGTAACAGTTACTTCTGCTATATCACTAAATTTCTTTTCAGTAGCAACTTGCTCTCTCCAAGTATAAAGATTAGCTATATTCTAGTCTAATTTAAGCATTTCTATTTTCTCAGAGTCAGACATTAAATCAGGATTAATCTTATTAGTATACGGATCTTTAAACAACTGTTGGAATTCCCTACGTTTTTTAACTGCTTCTTTATAATCATCGGATTGTTCTGCTTTTATTAGACTATCTAATTGATCATAAAACTCTTGAGTATACTATTTCTTAAGATTTCTATATTCCCATAAAGCTAACTGTGAAGAGTCTTCTCCATATTTAGCTACTATTTTAGATCTATCTTTATTGTATCTTTCTTTGTCAGTCTTATATTTAACGTGTTTCTGTACTACTTCATTAAAAGCAGATAACTCATTTGCTATTAATAAATCATCTCCAGTCTTTACACTTCCATCAAGATTATATCTATTAGCTAACAAAGATTTTTGTTTACGCAGATTAAGTAGAGAATTATACTCTGATTCTGATAGTAAATTATCATATTCTACTCCATCTATAGTAATAGGATCTACTATAGTGTTAATATAGTTGTTAATTTCATTTATGGCGTCTCTAGTTTTCATAGAGAGCATTTTATTTCTAGTAGTATAATATTCAGATTTGTATTTTCTATCTGCTCTTTCGGAATAGAATTTATTTACTCCGTCAAACCATTTCTTTTGAATATCTTCATTATCAGGCATTACATATTGATCGTTTTCATCTTTTTGTATGCTTAACTTATTAGCTAATTCGTCTAAATACTATTTTTGATCTTTCTTAAACTGCCCTTTATTTATTGGAGATACTCTTAAACCTGTATACGTACCATCGTCATACTTTTCATATAACAGCTTTTGAACGTCATTACCATATTTTTCTTTAACTATATTTAATTGTTTAACTAATTCGATGCCTACCTATAGTGTCTCCCTATCTGTTTTATTCATTGTATTCTAAAGCATATTAGCTATAGTCTATACAATCATATTGTCACTATTACTAGCCATACCAAACCAGTTTATAAATATATTTATATCATGTTTGGGATCGTCTAACCAAGCTATTGCCTTATCTATGTATTCCTGTGGTACTGCTCTAGATTGTAAATATTCCTATAGTAACTGATAGCCCTTCTACTTAAGTACATTAGTAAATTTATTATTTACAGTAGTTAGCTATTTATCTATATTTGTTATCTTTTGTTTTATCTCTGCGTAATCAGATAATTCTTTGAATATATCTGTAGTATCTACAGCATACTGAATTTGATCTATTAGTGGTTTATAGAAACCTAGATAGTCATTAGATAACTGTCTAATTTGTTTAGCATTAATTTCATCTATTGGTTTAGATAGGAATTTTATACTATCTCCTATAGTATCACTAACATGCTATACGAATTGCAGCATACCTTGTTCAGTTTCAGATTTAGATAATTGGGATATTAAAGTAGTTATCTGATTCCACGTTCTGGGATTCTTCACACTATAATGCTTAATGGCATTCAATCTATCCTTTAGACCCTTTTGTATTTTCTAGTATAATTTATCTATCTATTCCTATTGTCTTACATCAAGTTTATTGAATTCTTCTCCTGTATACCTTTCTGGAAAATCAAGTACACTGTATATACTTACTTCTCCTTGATTTACCTTATTTAGTAAACTCACAGCATATGTTTGAGCATTTAATAAGTCTTTTGGTAATCTATACGTGTCTTTACCAAATATATTTTTTATTAATCCCAATATAGTCTCCCATATACGTTGAAAGATGGTTTTATCTACTTTCTATAATTCGCTTCTAAGGTTAGAGTTAGATAAGAACTCATTTAAAAATTCATCACTTTCATCTTTTAATCCCAGTCCATACCAGCTGTCTCCTAACTTTTGCCTATATTTTTCTTGTAATTTATCTAATTCAGATCTGAATTTAGGATTATTATCATATTCTTTCCTTAAATATATATGTAACATCTCGTGTGCAACATCTTCAGCATTCTGTTGTACTGAGGATTTTTTGATTATGTCTGAATATAGATATAATGCAGAACCAGAAGATGCTCTTGATCCCTTCTTATGCCCTTCACGAATAATGAAAGGTCTGTTTACTTTGTTTAAATATTTAAGAAGATTTTTAGTTTGAGGCGCAACCTCTTTATGGTTAATGAAGAAATTTACAACATCTACGGTATCCACAAATTCTCCTAATTGACCTAATAGGTTAGTATCATATCTTTTATTATATGCTTCAATTAACAACTCTCCATTATTATCTACTTGTTTAGATAATTCTTCCGATAATTGTGTTTTAAATGCATTTGTAAAGGTTTCAGCCTTTGCTAAGATAGCTTGTTTACGATCTCCATCAAACTTGTTTAAAAGGTCTGAAAACAGCTTAGAATCCTCTCCATTAGAAGTCTTATCTAACCCATTACCTTTATTCTAATCCCAAAGGTAGTAGGCTTTATTTTCACCTACTACCTCTACTAACTCCTTCCATTCTGGAAGATTTTTATTTGGACAATATTTATTCATATTATAAATTACATATAAATTTGTTAATCAAACCTTCCACTTCTTCTGGAGTAGTTGGATTTTCTTTACGTAATAATTGAGTGAATTCCTCTATTTTGTCATCTATTGATAGTTCAGAATTTTCCTTACTTAATTCTGTTAAATAGTCTCTAACTTTCTACAATACATCTGATTCTGAAGGAAACAAACTTAACTATATGGAGCTAATTCTTTCTGTTAACTTAGTAAGAGGTTTAGTAACTACCACTTTTACAGATTCACCTTCTTTGTTATGAAATTCTATAATATCTCCTACTTTCGCCTATTTCCAATATTCAATATTTTTATCAGATTCATATCTAGTAGTAGCTGTACGCTCCCCATTTTTAATAGCATCCAATGTAGTTTTAGACTATATACTGGAATTAGCGTTATCCTCATAACTATAATTCATAGAACCTTTTAATTTAGGTGTAATAGACTAATCTGGAGCTAGTTCGTATTCTATCTGCCAAGCTTGATTTATTTTAGGAAGTACTCTTTTATTAAAATACTCAACAGACCATCCTTCTTTAGAAGACCATTCTTGTGCTAACTGTGTAGTTGTATATATTTTATTATAAGAATCTTTATCTTCTTCGGCTTCACTAAGTACTACACCTTGTTCACTTTCGTCTTTATCATCCTGATTCCATTCAAATACTATATCCTATTGTTCCTTAGCATAATTCATATTCTAATAAGGAGGAAGATCAGTAATCAAATGAATATCAGAATTCTACCAATTAGGCTTACTATATTCATCAGACATATCAGCTAATGCTTCCTGGTTCTATAAAGCTTCTGTATAATCCCATACGTTTTCTCTATTAAAGTCAAATTGAGATTCCTTACCGTATTCTACTACAGTGTGACCTCTATATTTGTAGCCTTTCTTAGATACTAATCCATAAATAGGTATGTAATTTAAACGTTTAGTATCTGGATCAGCAGCTTGTTTATAACCTATGAGAGAATATACATGATAATTAGCTGGAGTATACCCTAAACCATCATTTATTTTAATATACGGATAGAATATAGGAAAACTTCTTTCTTTTGTTTGCCCTTCATTATCTATATCCATCATTTTTATCCAATTACTAGGTCTAATGGCAGGCTTATCTGTTTTATCTTGCCTTTCTCCCATTATAATATTAGGAACGACGGATTGGTCGTTTAACGATATAGAATATAGTTTAACTCCTTTCTTATTATATAAATCTACAGGTCTTACTAATTTGTCATTCTACCAATTGTTTAAGAATAAGTCATCTCTTACTATAGATTGATCAACCCCATTAGATAATTCATCTAATTTAGTCTGAATATAATCAGTATAACCTATTGATATTCTATAACTATTTGGAACATATTGGAAGAACGAGTTCATAGTAGGATTATCTCCAGATGTGATAAATGCATACACTACTAAGTCCTTAAACAATTGACTTACTTTTGGTTCTGGATCATCTATTAATTCTCTCCAATAATTTATTAAATTATTAGCCTAAGACTAATCTGCATCTAATAACGCAGAAGTGTCGATAAAATCTAATCCGTTGTAATCTATATTTGGTATCAAATAGTTTATAAAGTCATTATTTATCGTACCATCGTTATTCAAGAATCTACTTAGTTTTGGATTACCTTTCAATATCTAATGTTTGAAATTGTTGATACGTTTAGCCATTGACGTTTTACCAGTAAACATACTAGTGATGTCAATACCATTTTGATATATAAACTAGTTAAAGAATCCACTCTTAATTTGAGCTTCCATTCCTGAAATAAGAGCATTCAATAACTTGGAATCTGCATTATTCTTTCTACCAAGTAATGCTAACATTACATCTTTCTTATCCAAGAATGTACTAGTATTTCTTAATAATAGATCCTTGAATATAGAAGTACCAAATGGAATACTGTTTTCAGTTTTCTTAGCGATAAAAGTCTCATTATAGAACCTTTCTATCTCACCATCTGCAAAGTTAGCATCCTCTGTCATTGCCCACATACCGTTGTAATATGTCTGCTATTCTGCAAAGGTTTTACCCGTTTTCTTAGTATCTACTTTAGAGTATTTAACAAGATTAGCTAGTGAATCAGCATATGGTTTCAATGCTTTCCAAGCATAGTATATGCGAACCTATTCTTCATTAAAGTTACTTATTTCTTCTTTATCTAGTTTAAGCAACTCTCTTGTTCTAGATGTATATTCACCATTTTCTTTTTGATAGGTTCTGAATAAATCCTGATATTCGTTAGCTTTTGAATTATCATTTTTATTTATAAATTCATATTTCTTTCTATACTTCTTAGTAGGATCATATTTGTCAAGTACAGATTCAATGGCTTCATTTTCTAACTGTGTAGGGGTCTTAGTTCTGTCTATACCATACTTACCTTTAGTCTTTATAACAGCTTCCGCCATTTCTTTAAGAATAGGTTGAGCAACAAAATAGAATGTCTATTTACCTTTACCAGTACGTAACAAGAAAGATACCATATTATAAGTCCATGAATTAACATTTAACCTTACAATATAAGGGTCTTTAGCAATATCCACAAAACCATTAATCATTGCTGATAACCAGTCAAGTATTCTACCTCCTTTCTACATCCCTTTTACAGGAGTATCATATATACCACCCAAGTTCCATATATCTAAAGTGCTAGCAAATTCGTTTCTGGTCATTCTAAGCTTAGTAAGCTAAGTAAGGATGTGATGTGCGTTATTCAATGCAAAAGGTCCAATACCGGCTTTACCTCCAGTATATTCAGCTTTTCTAGCTTCTTGATAAGTAGGAGAATATACTTCAAATGGAGTAGGATGATAGCTACTAGGCCCTTCAATATCTCTAAGTACTTCTTTTACATTCTCTGTAGCATTATCAATAGATAACTTAAGTGAGTTAGTATTGTCTCTAGTAAGTAATACTTTTAGATAAGCATCAAGCATTTCATTCTTTATAGAACTACGTATTTCTTCATATTTAAGTGCATTACCTTTGTTAATTTTAGCTCCTTTACTATTGTAACTAAATCTAGCTACATATAATTTGTCAATATCGAAGTCAGAACCAGTAAGTTTAGTAAAGTCTTCAGGAAGCATAATAGTATCACCCATTATTTCAGGGAATACATCTACAAAACGTAATGGAGATATAGATGCAATAGACTGAGTAGGAATACGATAACCAATAGCGTTAGCTGTAGCTTTATCACCAATAATTTCATGGTCAATAAGCCATTGTCTGGCTTCTCTAAATGTCAGTTTATCGTAATTAGGTATAAAATATTTAAACAAGTTTATACTTACTACTGAATCCATTGACCCTTCCTCATTAATAGACTTAAGCACTCTACCGTCATTTATCATATTAGGTGTTATTACTTTAGTAGAAGTAGCCTCTAGACCTAAGGTAGACCTTTGAATAAATGCTCCACCTGGTATATGAACATCAATAACTTGTTTGTTGATCATAGAAATAAATCTACTTTCTAACCACTTATTATCAGATAAAGAAGATAACGGAATAATAAATTGATTATTAGCTGTTTTAAGACCAGATAATACATTATCGTTAGCATCAGATTCTCTTGCATCATCTTCTAGCATCTTAGCTAACTTAGTTACATTAACACTACCGTCTTTATTGAATAATTCATCCTTTAGGTCTTGAACACCCATATCAGACAATTTATTCAATGCATTCATAATAGTGTCCTTGATTTCTCTACCAGTTACCTACTTACCTTCAATACCATATAAATCATCCATACGTAGGTTAGACAAGTTTACTTTCATAAACTGAGTACCAGCCATTTGTTCTTCGTGTGTATGAGGATTAGTTTCTAACTGTTGTCTTAAGTATTTAAACTTCTAAGTATAAGTAACTAAGTTATTGAAATCATTAAGAGTATTTCCTTCTTCATTAATTAACTCATCAGTAACTTTGGCACTAAGAACAGTCTGCCCATCCCTTAGTTCTATTTCACTATCTTTAGCTACTCTATAGAACTTCATAGGAGATCTAGAACCAGCTTTAACAGCAGAATCAAATAATACCATATCTACTGGTTTATCTGGGTCTGTCATTCTATCATACAGTGCTTTTATGTCACCCGTAGCTATACTTTTGAATAATGGGAACAATGCCATCTTATTGAAGTAAGGTATACCTAATCCAGGTATTTCATTGAATCTAGTACCAAATGCCATATACTTCATAGCATTTAATATAACCTTATTAGCTTCAGCATACAGTTTGGGATCAGAATCCCACAAATCAGCTGTATCTTCATTAGTAAGTATCTCAAATGCTTTCTTTATTTCAGGAGACCATACACCACGCATTCTAAGTAGATCTCTAGTCATATTAGGACTAATATATACAGCAGCATCTGCTACATTTATGCCTTCTTTATAACCCTCTACTTCTGCTTTAGCTGCTTGTTTAGCTATCTTAACTGATTCAGGATAGATTTTTTCAATCTCCTGTATACTCAAGTCTTTTACTTCATTCCAAGCATCTTCACCTTCCAGTTCTTGAATAGTTTCTTTAATGTTGCCTCTAGTAAATAGACCTTCATATATATAGTACTGTTTGTCCATTATTTCGTGGTCTTTCAATTCAGCAACTACATATTCATCTCTAATTGGATCATTAAAGAAATCTAGTCTGTTATTCAAACCAGTAGAAGTAAGAGAACCTAGACGTTTGATTTTATCAATAGATACATCTATAGGACCATGTTCATCATACTTAACTTTATAGTAAGCAGGAGCTCCACTAAATAGTTTCTCTACCTCATTAATTGATATAATACTATTGATAGTGTAATCAGCTAGCATATCAAAGATAGCGTATCCTTCGGCATTTGTAGGATCTAATTGACTATAAAATGCTTTTCTATTACTTAATTCTGTATCATCTAGTAATACATTACGTAAACTCCATATATCGTTATTTTCATTACCTTCAATTAATCCTAATTCTTTAGCAGTAGATATTTCCTATTTAACACGATCGTTTATTAGAGAGCTTAAAAACGCTTTCTATGTTTCTCTAGATAAATTAAAGAAATAGTCTTTAGCAGTCTAAAGATTCTCCTTAGCAGATTTCATAGGATCGTTAAAACTAATAAAACCTTTAGAAGTTTTGATTCCAGTTAGTAATAAGAATCTAGCGCCATTACCTTCTAACTTCTTGGTATGCTTTTTGCCATTTTTATCTTTCCAACTTACCTTGTTGGGAGTATGGAAGTTCTTTATTCTTCTATTAGGTTCTAACCAATCGTTATTTATAGTACCGTCGTCATTATAATGCAAGCCAGTTCTTTCATCATAATGAGTAGGATCATCATCAATTTGTCTTAAACACAACTCTATTTGATTCAATTCATCATAACAATAACCTAATAAAGTGTCTAAGGACTGCTCTCCATATTGGATAAACACACCTTGAGGAATATTGTTGAATCTTATTCTTTCATGAGGTAACTTGATACCTTTAATGAAATGATATGTCTTCTTATCTGCTACTGTAGGGAATATAATTCTATCATTAAATACGGCAACCATTTTAGCAATATAGTCCTCTCTATCAGTAATACCAAAATAGTCTCTACCTGTATCTTGTGAAGTAGTATCCTTAAAGTTTATTAATGTTTCAATTGATAAGTCTTTATTGCCATTCTTAACGGAATTAAGTATTATAGAATTGCCATTATACACCACTGCATTCAGATTATCAAATGTTTCTTTATCGTTTACTATTTCATTAAGTCTATCCTTAGTAAAGTTATTCTGAGATACCATATAGTAAGTATTACCATCAGGTCCATAACTACTTAAACTTTTATCAGTAGCATGTTGATAAGCGTAATAATTGGCTATCTCTTTAACAAAACCTGAATTATCCCATACTTGCGTAGGTTGTATTACACCCTCTGCTGTCTATATAGGTTTTATAGTTCCATCATTATTAATGGAATCTTTTATTACACCAAGTGTCTCTATCAATCTAGGTAATCCTCCGAACTTTATTCTGTTTACTAAGAAAGAATTCAGTAACGTATATTGATCTAATCTAGGATTACCATAATCTCCAGATAATAACATTCTGTTAAGTGTAGGTTTATCTATACCTATACCTACAGAATTTAGCATACGTACTACTATGTCTTTCAAGTATTCTTGATTAGCCTATAGGTGTAAGTCTATATTCTTATCACCAGCTCTCAATATACCTCTATTGTTAGTAAATGCATTTCTAATTCGATTGAAATTATCTATTATAACTCTTAAACTTTGTTTAGCTCCATCCGCAGCTACAATAGCTCCATTTTCATTATACTTATATACTCCAGAGTTATTAAAGAAATACTGAGACCACACCTTTGGATAATTAGCAGCTTTAACATCTACTGTGTTATCCTTCAATTCCATCTTAGTAAACCCAGTTTCAGCATCTTCACTGATTTTTACAGTAATATAGCTATTGATGTCAGAAGTAACTACAGTCTCTATCTTAGTAAGCATAGCTTCTGCTTGAGTAGATATATTAGTATCATCGCTCATAGAGTTCTTCACTAAAGTAGTTAATCTAAACAATAATGCTTGATAGAAAGGATCGCCGTTTTTGGCAAAAAACTATACTTTATCTACAATATTAGATATGGTTCTACATCCAGATAAGTCTTTTAAAATGTTAGTCCAAGCTATATTAGGATCTACGAAGCTAGGAAAGTGAGTATATTCATCAAACTTGATCTAAGAAGTACCATCTTTTGCTATTTCATATGCTGGTATAGTTTGAAAGAAGAATTTAACTTCGGCAGGAGCGTTATCTCTGATAGATATATTCATACCTTCTACAGTATGTTGACCTATATTTACTCCTTCAGTTCCTTCTTCTATATTAGAGATAGTGTCATCTTCATTTCTATCTATTGCTCTAATTCCTAACTATTTTAACTTAGTAGTCAACATAGGAAGTATAATAGAGTCAAACTTATCTACTACTTCATTTATAACATCTGAAGGATATTTATAAGCTTGGGCTTGCAATATGAGCTTAAGTCTATCAAATTTAGGAGCGTCCTTAGATAGATCTGAATAATTTATAGTGCTTCCATCAGTAAACGATACCTAGAAAAAAGCATATGTCAAACTATTTATAATATCATTCAACTGTTTAACAGTTTGAATATGTTTGAACTGATAGCCAGATACTTCCATATTAGGTCCTTCACCTTTATATATCTCTTTAAATCTAGCTACATTATCAGCATTAGGTTTTAATCCGTAATACTTACCTCTATTAATAGCAGAATATATTTTAGCTAAACCATATTGACCAGTTCTCGCCCACAACTTAACAAAGTCATATATTCTTCTAAACCAATTCTTAGTATCGAATCTATAATTTCCAGATTCTGTTAGCATAAAGTCTTTAAATTGATCAGCTAATTTCTCATCAATCTATTTATCTGTTAAACCAGAGTTTCGATATTTCTTATATATTCTATCTCTGTGTTTAGAATCAATTAGTAATTGAGATACTCTATGCCATGCCTCATGATACTGTACACCTTCTGGAGCAGACTCTGTTATTATTATAGAATCTTCAGTTACTCTACCAACTACAGAATTACCTGCCTCAGTTACTTCTATTACAGATGGTACTATTTCTGGAGTAATACCTAATGTAGTTTGAATCCATTCTGATGCCTGAGTAGGATTCATTTTATTGTATTCGTTTTCAGATATTTCCATATTAGGGCCCTTTCTCTTCTTGCCGTCTAATATAGAGAATATATCGTCTAGGTCAATAGAAGTTTGTTTACCTGTTTCATCAGGTAAAGTAATACTGCCTCTTTTTGACTCTTCTTGAATTTTCTATTGAGATTGCTCTACTTTATGTTCAGCAGTTTTATCCACTAACATTACGTCATCTATGTATACATTAGCATCTTGCATAGTATCTGCAATGTCAGTCAGCAGTATACCTTGTTTTATATACCATCCTAGTACACTGATACCGTTAGGATGATTAGAATCTACTTGTTTATTGCCATTATTATCTTTAATAATACCAAAATCTCTATCAGTAAATTCTAATATACCTGGTATCAAAGTAATCTTATCTACACTATTGTTCTTTAAGAATGTGGCTAATGGAGATAAATTAGGATCTTTTATCTATGATTGTAAGTCACCACCTAAGTAGTTAGAGTTTAGACCGGCTTCATCTATATTCCAATGGAAGTTATCCATTATATACTTTTTCAGTCTATCTCTAACTTCAGGAACTGTAGTTATATCATTTAAGTCATACACCTATTGCCCTACTATTAACTAATTATCTTCTGTAAGATAGAACTATTTATCCATTCTAGCTTTTACCTATTCAGGAGATAATTTAGTATCATTAGGATTAGTGGCAGTTTGAGGTCCAAAGTTTACTAAGAACTGTAATATATTCTAAGGAGTGATATTAGTTACAGTACCATTAGCATCTGTATAGAATTGGTCTTTAGAAGTAATAAGATCTATTATAAGATCTGCTACTTCTGGCTTATTTTTAAAATTGTCATAATTTAATACTACTCCTACCTGAGATGTACTACTGTCATCTCTTTGTGTTTTGATCATCCATACAGGTTTGCCCATAGGAAATCCTTTTCCTGATATTACCTGGTTTTTGAAGCGTATTACACTGCCACCTAGACCACCAGTAGTAACTCCTACTTGGGTATTCTCAGAATTAATTTCATATGGATCCTTAATAGTTAACCAAGCAGAGTCAGTCAATTTCCTATTTTTAGAACTGTTATCTTCGTTCTTAAGATTAACTATTCTACCATTAGTTTTTCTTATGGTAGTAGGTATTATTTCTAAATTAGGGTTTGCCTATACCTGTTTATTTAGTTCTAGTACTTTATTACGTAAAGCACTGAGATTATTTACAATTAACTACTGATCATTAAATGGTAATCTATTGAAAGATCTGTTTCCTCTAGCATACAGTCCTTCTACAGTCTTAATGCTAGCTACATATTCTTTACCTTTATAGTTAAATAAAGCATATATGGCATCTGTAGTAGTACCATCACTCTTAGTATATGGCCTTACTACTATACGTACTCCATTCTTAGTTACTTCTTTGATAAAGTCAGACTGTCCAGATACTTCAGAAAATTCTTCGTTATTAAGGTACTATTCCATACCTTGAAATTTCTTAGGTACTCTAATCCACTGTCCTTGCTCATTCTATTTAGAATCAGTAAGTCTATAGTTTAATTCGTGAGAATACGGATCTAATCTGGGGTCATACGTTAATTCTTCAAGCTATCTTGGCTCAGCGGTATCCTAAACTTCTGTAGTCTACATCTATTCTTGTGCTCGACTAGGAGTCTCTAATGCCGCTTTAGCGCCTTCACCAAGCCATCCCCCAAGTATATCACTAAGAGTAGGTACTTCTTCTAATTTCGTAGGTTCTGTCTTAGGTGCTTCTTCAGTAGGTGATACAACAGCGGCAGATTCACTAGGGATAACAGTAGGCTGTTGTACTACTTTTTCCTTAGCCTTTATATCTTCTTGTTGTCTTTGAGCTATTTCTTCTCTAGCTTCTTGAGCAATACGTTTTATTTCTTCAGCTCTAGATTTTTCTTTTCCTTGCAACTTCTGAGATATTACCCATTCACCTGAACTAACAAAGTCAGAATATGCCGTTTTAAGCAATTTCTCATCTATCTATTCTGTTTCTTTTTCCTAAACAGGAATGTCAGTAGTAGGAGTAGATACTTCCACTACAGGCTATTTTACTGTTCTTGATTCATCAGAAACAGGAATAGAAGTAGTAATAGGTTCTGGAGTAACTTCTTCCCCTTCTTCTACTACTTTCTCGTACGTTCTGCCAGAGTATAAGTCCTCTATAGCCTGCACAAAATCGTCTTCCTTGGCTTCAGAGTCTTTCCATTTATTAATCTTAGCCATTATAGATTTCTTATCATCTGATGACATAAGATTATTTTCTTCTCTAGCTCTAGTTTGATCTAATCTCGCTACTACTGCTTGTTCTTGAGCATCAGCTAGATCTTGATGTACAGAAGGGACTTGAATATCAGTTTCGGTCAAATTAAATTGATCTAATACTTTTTTGAGTTCATTATAACTGTTAGTCAATGCCTCTCTATCAGTATTTAATAAGTTTCTAAAATGTATTACATCTGCTTTAGAGGTACGTAAATTAGTATTCTTTTCTAGATCTTTTAACTTAGCCCCATTCTACTCATAATCATTTATTAGATTATCATATACTGCTAATTCAGAGTATAGAGAAATGGCACTCTTTACATCTTCTGCTGATATTTGTGAACGCTTATCTTCTGGTAGTTTGGCTATTACCTTTTCAATCTGTTTGTTTACATCTTCGCTATTTAATATACTTTGCAACTTATTATTAGCAGAAGTTAAGTTACTATCAGATTCCTTAAGTAATTTATCATAATGATCCTTAAGAGCTACCAGTATATTATAATCATCAGTATACGGTTCTATACCTAATACTGACGCCTGTTGTAATGTAGAAGCAGACGTAGCTATGTTTCTTACTCGGTTAGCATTACTTCTTTCAGTTTCTATATCATCCTAGGTAAGACCGTCAATATTTGTAGATTGTAAGTTATCAAATGATTGCATTAAGTTATCCCACTTATTATTCGCAGCCATTTCTGCATAAGCGATATCCTTTCTTACTCTATCTTTTTGATCTAGTTTTTCAGCATATAAAGCTGATAATAATTTATCAGCTTGTAATTGGTCTCTAGTTTGTAAGTAAGAAGTAGCAGCACCTATACCACCAGTCATTAGACCACCAAGTAATGCACCTCCTTTGAAATTCTCCATGAATTCTGCATCATCAGAGTATACAGCATCCCAAGGAGTAATTGCTGCAAATATAGATCTTGCTCCAGCACCTAAATTCTTAACAAAACTCTTTACTAAGTTAGGATTTTCTTCAAAATGCCTATTGATGTAATCCTAACCTTTCATGTATTGAGTACCTTCTTCTGCCCCTTCCATAGCAGCAGATACTAGTATTCTACCTCCTAAGTCTAATACGGCTTTTCTCTTAGTAATCTTAGGTAGTTTGTCTACACTATCTATACCAAAACTAGTTACATCATCTATACGTTCTGCCAGTTTACCCTTTAAGAAGTCTTTACTTTTATCGTATCCTTTAGCCAATGTCTTTAGACCTCTTACACTTCTAGCCATTTTACCTAAGGGAACTACTTCTAACATAGTTTGTGTAGCATCCCAAGCAGATAAGGCCATGTTGTCGGTATAAAGTGATTTCATACCTTCAAAATTATTAAGTCTAATCTTATCAAATTTAGTATTGTTTACTTTTACTTGATTAGTAAGCAGTTGATCGTATACGTAGTCATCATTATCTATCTGTTCCTAAGTATAGGAGCCCATTTTCTGCATTTCAGATTTAGCGTCCTTTAATAGCTATTTAGAGATACCATTTTTATCAACCTAGTTAATAACAGCTGACTTATAGTTACTATATACTTCACCCTTAGACTCTCTTTCTCTACTAAATAAATTACCAACTATAGATGCACCAGCACCAACCACTAGACCGACAGCTGCTCCAATAGGACCAAAATGAGCTCCTAAAGCTGTAGCAGCATAAGTAGTACCAGTAGTTAGTATATCATTAGCCATAGTAGCTGCAGAAGAACCCATTAACCCTGGCAGTTTAAACAGATACGTATCTATATCTGTAAGATCCATTCCTGGCTGTTGAGATTTTCTACGATAGTAATCAGATTTTAATTTACTATTATACTCATCTGCCTTATTCTGTGCGTTGCTGGCTTCAAACAATGCTGCACTTTTTTTAGCATATAAAGTATTAGGATCAGAATAGCCACCTGTAGATTTGTCGATCTATTCAGTTGTCTAACGATCTATTTCACTTAAAGCAGAATCCCATTTTCCATTAACTAAATCAGTTTTCAGCTTTGTATTTAAAGATGAGTCATTGAGTTTGTCATCTAATATATTATTATATGATTCTTTGTTATTAACGACAATGTCAGATAATTCTTTTACTCTCTATCTTAGATCTTCGTTACTTGGATCTTGCTCTAATTGTGGAAGTATCGTATTTATTTCACGTACAGCTTGAATATACCCTTTAGCATTTAAGATAGTGTTATAATCCTATTCAGCCATAGTATAATCACCTAATGCGTTATCTCTAATTACTTCGTTTCTTTTAAGATTCCAATCATTAAAGGCATTAGATAACCAATCTGTAACTCCATAATCATCAGGAGCTCCCTCATACGAGGGATTCTCCATAGTATGAAAGTACTCTTCTACATTGGCTCTTGGGGCTTCATAAGCATCATACAAGGCCGTTCTCTATCTTATACTGTCTGTTAATGATGTATCGTATACTTTTCTTTTCATATTATCTTACACTTCCTAATGTTTGTAATGCTGAAGTTCCGTATTCTTCTTTGGCTTGTGAAGTACCACCTATTCCAGTAGGAGAACCTCCTTGCCATCTTTGATTTACTCTTTGCCAAAATTCTGGAGCATTGTTGGTACTTGGTAATGCTTTGAATATATCCATCTCAAAGTATTCGTGACCGTCTTTTTTAACTACTTCTGTAACTTCCGAAGCTTTATATAAGTCTTTTAATGCAGTTCTAGTACTTTGTCTACCAAACGGAGCTATTAAGTTATCTGCAAAGCCTTGTGTTAAACCTTTATCACTCCATAGACCTGTACCTAATGCTTGTTCTATTCTTTCTTTAGGTATTCTTATTTTACCAGATAGAGCGAATGTTCCAGGCCCTACTTTGACCATTTTACCTTCAGGTAAAAACTGCACATCTGCTAAATTACCTGATTCAAGTACTTCCTTTAATGGGAAACTGGTATCTCTACCAAAGCCTGCTACTCTTTCTGCTTTTCTAGGAGTAGTCTCAGAAGCTATTTGGAATACAGTCTCCGGCAATAAGAACCCTCTAGAGTCATTAAATTGATATACTTTCTTCGTAGTACCGTTTTCATCTTTTATCTCCTACTGTGATGCACCTATTCCTGTCAACAGGTCGTCACTTTCAAGTAAGCTAACGTTACCTTTAATCATATCTAAAGCAGAGTTTACTCCTTGTAAGTAACCTTTCTTAGAGTATTCTTTATTTCCATCTACAGATACAGGAGAAAAGCCAGATTTTTTCTGAAATTCATCTCTAAGCACATGTTTATTGGCTAGACCTATCATTTGGGCTTGTAATTTATCTGCTGCATCAGAAGCACTTCTGGCTGCAATAAGTGCATTATCATCACCAGTAGCTCTATAAGCATTAGAGTACTGCATAGCGGCTTGATTAAGTTGCATATAGGAGTTCATCATATTGTCTATATTCTTAACTCCCTTTTTTGCATCTTGTGCTATCTTAGTATTAGGATATTTATCTACTAAGCTTTCGATATAATCTCTATATTGATCAAATCTAGATCCAATTCTAGATTGTACACTTCTAGTAATAGATTCATTTAAGAAGTCTAATCTAGTTGGATTAGGTCTAATTATCTCATCTCTACCAGTCCTACTCGCAGCAGCTTTAGCCTACACTAGCCACAACGGATCAACTGTTAATTGAGGTCTTCTAGTTCTATCTATCTAGGAAGAAGCAATCATATCTATAAATTGTTGTCTAGCTGCATCTGCATCTCCACCAGTATTTTTAAGCATCTATTGGTAATATTTCTGTCCTTGGGGAGTATTAATGAGATCATTATAATGAGCGTTAGCCACAGCGTATAGGTCATCCATGTTATTACCAGTTACTTGGTATTTAACTCCATCTTTCCATTGTACACCTAAACTACCAGGTTTTAAATTATCAAAGTAAGGATTACTTAACTGATTAGCCGTCATAAATTTTACAGGGCTAATATCTTCAAATACTTTCTTAGCTCCTAACGTATCATAATTAGCTATATCAGATTCATCCCAATCTTCATTATACAATCCCTCTGCTTTCATTTTAGCTCTAGTCTATAATCCCAATCTAAGATTATTAGCACTTTCCTTAAGTTGACTTAAAGCAGAATAATCTAAACTATTAATTCTCTATTGTAACCTAGCTCTGAAGTTAGCATCTTTCATAGCATCGGGATTTGCAGCAGCTTCCTAAACTAAATCAGCGAATTTGCCTATCGAGTTCTTGTAATAGTTTTCAGTATCTATAGCTGATGGAGATTGAAACTCTGCAAAAGTTGTTAGATTATTAGTCAGCTCTTTGGCTGCCTAATCTACAGCGGCCTTTTGAGCTGAACCGATCCTATATAACTCACCGAAATTAATAGGAACATATGTGTTTAATATAGGGGCTTCAGCTACCCTATCATATCTATTTGCCTACATATTATCTTAAAAATTTATTCCAGTTATTCATTACATCAGTAGTAAACCCAGCTTCTAGGAACGGTTTATATAATTCAAGCATAGCTTTATCTCTCTTACTCTAATTACGCATGAGAGTTCTATTCTGTGCCCATGAACTCAATTGGCTAATTCCTGCTCTACGTATATTACGAGTAGTAGCTCTGTTCTGCGCATTTAAGTCTGAAGCAAGATTAGTAGCATTAACGTATTGTCTACCAAGATCATTCATTGCGTTTGCGTATTCTGCTTTATATCTATTATTTTCATTACTTTCAACAGATCTAGCTTGCAATTTAGCCTTATTAGCAGCAATAGCATTCTGTAATCTAAATGCCATATTGTGACCAGTATTAGTCATTTGCTGACTCAAACTATAATCCCCTACGGCTCTATTAGTATCAATATCCCTAAGTACTGGATCAATATTATACTTACGTCTAGCCATAGTATTAGCAATAGCCTAAGCATATGGATTATAGTTAACTGGTACAGCTTCAGGGTCACTAGTGAATAAATTAGACATTATAGGAGCTAAAGACGCTAAACCTCCAAATACATCTCCTGCCATACCTAACCAATCTGGATTATTAGTAGGTTTAGTTATCACTGGAGCAACCATTGGTTTACTAGTAGTTCTAGTTGCAATATCATTTGGAGTAGCTTCTACACGATAATCCTCATCTATAGTAGTAAAATCAGGAACTATTTCTGGAGCAATAGATTTACTTGCTGCTCTAGTAGCACGCTTAGTAGCAGTAGTAGTTACTTTAGGAGTAGTAGTTCTAGGTTTACTCGCAGTTACAGTTACTTCAGATAAATTACCGGCATCCACTGTTTTACCATAGCTATCCCAAGGAGCAGTAATATCACCTTTTATGCCCCAAGTATCTCTAGCTACAACTGGTTCTGCCTTATTAGTACCGGTTACTTTATATGTAGTTCCTTTATACTTGAAAGTATCCCCTAAATTATATCTATTATCCTGTACATTTATAGTATTATGTCTACTAGATACCCCACCATTATAATAGGTTTCAATACTCTTACTCTTATTCTTTATACCTTTCTTAGCTTTCAGATTCTCTTGCATAGTAAACAACTTATCATGCAACATTTTGTTATTCATCTCATTAAGCATATCTGCATTCTAGGCATATATGTCATTTCCTTTACTCTTTCTTTTAGTCATTATCTTGTCCCCTAATTCTGCGAAGGTTTTACTTGTACCGGGTACTTTTAAAGTATTACTTAACACTCTACTGCCTTCTGGTAAATCAACTAGATTACTATCAGTAGGTTGACCTTGTTCTGGTACTTTGCTAACAGATCCATCAGGAGTTTGTATTAATTCTCCATCATCCACGTATGCTAACGAAGAAGGAACACTACCACCATATTCAAATACATCAGTATCTACTTCAGTATTATCTTCATTAAAGTCATTGAGTAGTCTTTCTGTACCAGCTAAGGCTTCTCTATTCTGAAAAGCATTTATCCTCATTTCTCTTCTACGTCTTTTAAGTTTTTTATTCTTAAAAGCTCCTATCAGACCAGTACCTAAAGTACCTTCATCATAATCGGTAAATGAAGTCATACCAGCTTTTCTACCTTTCTTACCAATTAATCCTACAACTGCTCCAGCTGCACCACCAATTACCCCACCTACGGGTCCACCAATTGCAACCCCTAATTGAGCTCCAGACCCAATTCCTTCAGCTATACCAGTAATAGATTGCATAGCCGCTTCTTTACCAGTAGTAGCGGTAGACTTTTGAAATGGACTGGCTAAAGTATTAATAGCTCCCGGTATAGCTTGTGCTATACCTAATACATTCAATGAGCCCATTTTATCTCCTCCAGATCCAGACGAATTTTTTTGAATGAGATTAGATGGATCATTAGGAGCAGTGCCAAGATCTATAGATGACTGCTTGTTAAACGCAACTGGAGCGGGATTTAAACTTGGCAATGCTATATTACTATTACTGATTGAAGATAACTTATCTATGTTTCCAGCAGTATTTTTAGCAGCCTATAACGTAAAATTATACAATCTCTCGTCATTAGGATTTACTCCATATTTATATGTGTACATGTCAGCAGTATCTCCTAATTTGAGCCGCGTCTAAAAATCATTATAGTAATCCTGCAGGGTTGGTGTTTTAAATCCAAACTAAGCTGCTGGAACTTTTATCTTTTTTTTCTTTATATTCTTTTTCATATTAAATCTTAGAATATCTATAAGTAGTTGTTATCTAAGGCATCTAAAAAGAATAATCCTTATCTGATTT